CTGGAGGCGGCTGCTGCACTGGAGGCGGCTGCTGCACTGGAGGCGGCTGCTGCACTGGAGGCGGCTGCTGCACTGGAGGCGGCTGCTGCACTGGAGGCGGCTGCTGCACTGGAGGCGGCTGCTGCACCGGCACCGGCCCGGCGGACTCCGGCGGGTTGACAGGCTGTGCCGGGAGCGATTGACCGGTGGCCTGCATGTGTGCTGCCACCTTTTCCTGCAATGACATTTCACGTGGCTTGTTCTCTGCCATGATCAAACCAAACCTTTCTTGCGGCGTCATGCCGCATCCATTGCCCATATACGGACATCCACCATACTGGTTGCATGCGTCGCGCGGAGGCATGTCCTCCGGACGCACTCTCTGCTCTATCGCGAGTACCATCCTTTGTGCCACCTCACACACCAGGCCAAACCTATCAGCCACATGTGCGAGGCCCATCTCGAAATCCACCGGCCTGGCCGGCCTGGGCTTGCTTTTTGTGCGCAGGCCGTACAACCATCTGCAATGCACCTTCAATGAAGAAAACTTTTGAAGCGCAAACGCAGCATAGATCACAGCCTGCACGTCCTCCAACAGATCATCTCTGGACTTCATCCATTGGAAGTTGCTACCTGTGATCTTGGTGTCCTCTATCCACGGTATGCCGTCGGGCTGCAGCTGCAGACAATCTATCGCACCTCGCAGCGCGAAAGGCTGTCCATTAGGCAGCCATTCAAACGGAAACTCGGGCAGCGCCAAACCAGGGGAAGGCAGCCACTTGATCAGCGTCTGCGCCACACGGCCCGTCGGCGTGTCCGGCGGCGCAATGCCTGCTTTGAGCCACCTGTCCTGATGCTTGTGCACCTCTTTGCCAAAATCCCTGGGCCCGTCGTCTTTTTTGTCGGGCAGGCCTGCAATCCACCGCAACGCCCATTTGCGCTCGCAGTCCAGGTACGTGTTGATCTGCGTAGCACTCAGTACGGGATACGAGGACACCAGAGCCCAGCCATAAGGACCGGGATGTGCAGGCCTGTGTGCAGAAGGGATTTGGACACCAGGTAGGATCATGTACCGGCCTTGTCCCCCAGCTTGACTTCAATCTTGCGCACTGCCCGCACCTTGCGGGCCCTGAGCCAACGGCCCTTGGGCCCGCAAGGCCCTCCGATGCGCAGGTGTACAACACAAGGATTGCCGCGATCATCGGTGCCATCACACTGCACCGTCTCGCCCGCGCAAAACACAGCCTTGTTCAAAGGCCACAGTTCCAACCAACCCTGTTCTTGCATGCCTATCTTGCGACCACCCGTGCGGCGGCCCTTGCGCACACGCATGATCGCCGCATGCCTTCCGTCGTGAAACCTAATCGCCTGCACGTTGATCATCGGTTCGATCTTGTTTCGGTCGTTGAACTCGCACTGTTGTACGCGAGCCTTGTCCAAGTCATTGTCCATCACCGGCCCCACGCAAAAACACATCCTGGTTCTGTGCAAACCGCGGCAGCTTATAGCAGTATTCCGCTCCACATGCCACACATGCCACGGTAAGGGTTTCCCAATAATCGAGAATGCTCTCCAATACCACTTTTTGTGTTGTAGAGCACTCCCTGCAAGTAAAAGTACCTTGTAGGGATTTTATCCTCAAGATTGCTTTAACCCACATAACATAAGATTCTGCCATTACGAATTCTCCTTACCTTGTTGAATGTCTTCTGGACAACCTCCAGGTCACTATCCGCGGTTGATCTCCATAGAATCCAAGCACAAGGAATCCTCGAATACAGGCAACTTGTGGCCGTACACCTTGCCACAGTATATGCATTTGATGTCCATGGTATCACATGTCACGGCCGAATCATACTCACCACACCTGTATGTCCGAAAACACGATGGGCACCTGAACACCATTGAATACCGCGGCATTGAATCGATGTGCATGATTAGCATTGTTGTCTGCCTTTCCACAACATCAAATGGCCGTAGTCGTACAGCCAGGGTTTGTCCAATTGATCACCAGACAATATCAACGTGCTCGGGAAATTAGCCCCTCCCTTGGCTCCCACAAACCGTATGCGGCGCCTGAGCACGAGCGCTGTCACATCCATTGACGGAGCAGGGATCTGCCTCCAATGATCCTGCTTGAAGATCAGAAAAGAGCCGTACGCTCCATCGGCTATGCAGTACTGCCACGCCTGCCAAAACTTCTTCACTAGTACACAAGGACCAGGAGGGTTGCACCATATCACATGGCCAGCAGGCACATTGGGTTTGGTTGGGCACGGGTTGTCCGCGGACCAATAGGACTGTGCTGTCACATGCCAGTTGGCTTCCTTGCTGCTAGCCAAGTCCACATGTACCGATCCGTATAACAGCACCGATATCTCCAACACCCAAGACGGGGTGATCCATTCACTGGAGTAGGTGCCGCGGGCAACGGATGTGTGATCGCATATGCCCACCTTCGGGCCACAGATCTCGAGCTCGGCCAAATCCTCGAGGTGTATGTCCGGTACCCGCAAATGCTCGAAGCCGTCAACCGTGCGCATCAGCACCAGCACATCCTCTACATCCCGCCAGGATTTTACGCCATACCTGCTGCACAAGCGCCTGAACACATAGTCCAGAGGGGCCCCATGCTTGCCTTTTTCCACACCATCCAGAAGATCATGGCCGTGTTTCTCGCGGGCCAGATCCTCCAGGCCGGATGCGTCCAATATTTCCGACCACGCCTGTGTGTAACTGGGGAAAGTCATGTCCTTGATCCCCTGCGCAAATCCCTGGCAGTAAGCAGGATGTTGTCCCTGGTGCCTTCGCATGTGGATCTGCATGTCGCCATCTAATCATATGCGCGCACTGTGTCCTCGACAATGCCCGCCGCCAGCCCGTGCAGCACATCGCGGACGAGCGTGTCGGCGGGATCCAGCACGTCCGCTGCCTCACGCAGCCTATCCTCGATTGATGTGGTCAATGCCCTCATCAGCCAATCCGCCAATCCATATGATCGCGCAGCCAACAGAGCTCGCCGTAGCTCTCCAACAAATCGGAAGCGGCCCGGTGAGCCTTTTGCTTCTCGAACAGATCACCAAACCACCATCCGGCGCACAAAGCAATCGACGACACGTTGAGCTGCCTATAGTGGAGCATGCCGTAGAGACGCGGCATGTGCACGCGCAAAAACCCTACATCGAAATTGACGGAGTTGCCCGCGGGCGTTAACGTGCCAGGCTCGGCAATGGCCGACAACCACAGACACAGCGCGTCCTCCACATCCCAGCGCCACCTGACGGAGTCTATGTCCGATCTGTACACCTCGTCCAACAGACCGGACACCGAATGTGTCTTCCACACATAATCGGACATCTCCAGGCTGTCCGTGCAATGGTGCAGCACATGGTTGCGCAGCGGCGCCACGATTTTGAGATCCCTGTCGGTCACCATTGCGGCAATCTCGAGCATCGCGTCACCATACGGATCCAGACCGGTCGTCTCGATGTCAATCCACAACAGCAGATCATCTCTCTTTTTTGTCATCGTCATTCTCCAAGAACTTTTGCACCGCGCAAGCCGGACAATCCGGGCGACAACCTCCCAGATAGAGGCTTTTACGGTGACAGAGATCTTTTGCAAGCAGCCGATGCAATAACCGCTTGGCCTTGGATAGTCTCGATTCGAGCTTGGCCACGTGGCCGCAGGTTGTCCTGCCCTCCGAATCCCAAGCGCAATTGTATTTGAGAAACCCGGTTATTTCGGTATTACCATGGGCTAGTTTTATCGCATCCAGAGAATACAAGCCTTGCTCGTCACCGATACCCGCAGGTTTGGAAGATTCTTGTCTTGGCGGATCGGCCTCGGCAGGTTCCGAGTCGGATATCTGATCGCACACAAAACCTAACCGCTTCGATCTTGCATCGAGCCATTCCCGTAGCTCCTCAAGCATCTCTTGCATTCGGGTGGCTTTCGGTTCGGAAGGCTCCTTAAATTGCGGAGGTTTCGGTTTCCGGTACAGAGGCACTACTCCAGTACACTCCCAATAGCCTCCAGTAGACGTTGTTCTGTAGATATTGGGTTTCCAGCCGTGCGTACACTCCCCACCGGCAAACCGCTGGCATTCATGACACAGCGAACGTACACCTTCCAGGACCTCGCCCATCACGTCGCACTGCTTTGCTTTTTTGTAATCGTCGCAACCGGTGATTAGTCCGGTATGATCACGGGTCACAAACGATCTGTAAAAGATTCTCTTGCAAAACCGACGATCGCTTTTTAGGGTCGGCACCCAATGAGCGCATGTACCGCACAAACCCTTTGTCTGATCTCCGGTGCCCTTCATTTTGCCGCTCCGGCTTGGTGCGCCTCCGCTAGAGCCACCAGCAGATCCCTATCCCTCTCCAGCCGCGGGGCCGATTCCGGTGCCCAGCCCTCTTTCCATTTCTCCAATGAGGCTGTTTTACACCCTACGGACACGAGATCGTCGCAGATGGTCACTGTGTATTCGTAACCGTGGATCACCAGCACGGATCTCCCGGCGCCCACGTAGGCCCCGGGGCCTACGTAGGCCCCGGGGCCTACGTGGGCATCGGGGCCTACGTGGGCCCCGGGGCCTACGCGGGCCCCGGGGCCTACGTGGGCATCGGGGCCTACGTGGGCCCCGGGGCCTACGTGGGCCCCGGGGCCTACGTGGGCATCGGCGCCCACGCGGGCATCGGCGCCCACGCGGGCGAAGGCGCCCACGCGGGCCCAGGCGCCCACGCGGGCCCAGGCGCCCACGCGGGCATCGGCGCCCACGCTGGCCCAGGCGTCTATATCGGCGGATGGGTGTACTCGTGCCGTCTCGTGGATCATGCCGTCCTCCTGTACACCGGACAGTATACGACAATGTTTGTCAGATGCAAGCCTTTATGCTGCATACCGAACGACGCATGCGTATGTGGCATGCAGTGCCTTCTGATCCAACCTGTAAGCCCATGAGAGCCCGCACACGTCGCAGTTGATCTTTATCTTGTTGTGGAACGGCTCCAGGTTGTCTGCGTAATCGCCATCGGTGCCGCACTGCGGGCATCTAAACAGGATCAGGATCCTGTCCGGGCTTGTCAGCCGGATGGCGATCACAGACGGTCCTTGCAAGTCGCGCCCGGGTACCTCTCTGCGCTAAAACCCGTCAGCTTGCCGTGCTCGTAATAGGCGGCTATCCTGCAGATGCACCCCGACTGTATAAGCACCATGTTGATCAGACCCAATGGCCCCAGCGTCAAGGCCCTGCTGCCGGCAATCCCGCACACGAACGGAGCCTTAACCTTGGCAAAGATCCGCTTGAGCAGCTTGCGCCGATCCATGATCCATTGAAGGGATTCCTGATCGGCTCTCAAACCCTCGTTCAGCGCATCGCACACCTTTTGTGTCAACAAACACATATCACACCTCCTTCGTATCCCGGCACAATGCCAGGATTAGATCTTCTTCGGTACAGTAACCTGTGTCCAAAGCCCATTGCAGAAGCTTGTCGCCGTCAATCTCCCTATACTGCACGCCCCTCCCGTCCGCAGTTCTCCTGTAGTGCCGATCTCCACTACTCAATGAGACTACAGCCATGCCCAACCTGCGCAGGCTCGGGGGCTTCTCGTGGGTCGTGTACATGTCCCAGCACTCGAGCAAAGCCTTTGACGTGATCAACAGCCGTCCTTTTTCTATGCGTACTCCTCCCTGCCTCGTGGCATCCATACGCATGGGATCCAACAGGTACGCACAGCACCAATTGCACACGGCCGACGGCAGCCCCTGCCCTATCGCCAACCCGCGATGAAACGCGCTGTCCACACCGGCCGCCAAAAACCTTCTGCTCCTGTCCACAGGCCGGTTGTCGCGCAACCACAGCGCATGCCTGGCTATCGCATCGCCCTCAACCATCGCATGACGCCCCTGCGGACCGACGGACTCGAGCACCGCGGCCGCGCTGGCGTCCGTGTGAATGTACAAAAACCGATCCACCACCGCATCGATGTCCTCGCTGGTCAGATTTTCATACGCGTCCAGCAGGTGCCGGTTGTTAGCCGCCATCATGAGTCGCATGCACCCGTGCACCACGGTGTCGTGATGCGCATACTTGCGTGACAAGATCCTGTCCCTCTCTTGCACCAGCGATCTGAGCCACGGAGTGCTGGCCTTCTTCAAGTTGCGCTCCGGGAGCTCCTCATCGGCGAATATCAAGGGGCACCGCAACAGCGCGTCATTCCAACCCTTGCACAGATGCGCCATGTCTGTGGGACCGCCCTCTATCCAAAGACGCGACAGGCCCCTGGCCAGCAGCCCCTTGCCCACGTCCTTGGGCCCGTCGAGATACAAGATGGCAGCCGGCTGATCCAGCAAAGTAACCACCGCCACCCAATCCAAAAGCTTCTCGTGCTGCGGGCCCCCCAGAGCCTCTAACCACCTGGCCACATCGGGATCATAGCGCGGCTCCAACTTGCGCGGTGGACAGGGAGCCTCAACAATCAGATCGCCAGTCGGATCGAAGCGCGTCTTGCTGGCGCAGAGATCTATCCGCAAGTGTCTCGCAACCGTCCCGTAATCCTCCATGAGCTCCGATCGCCGTTTGTGTCTGGCCCTACCCTCTTTGTCGATCACCCATGTCCCGACACCGGCGGATGACGCCGGCGCCAGATCCCGGGCAGCCGCCGGCGGCAGCATCGAGTCGCAGACGGTCGGCATGTATGATCCGTCTTTAAAGATATAGTAACGGTTTTCGAGTTGCACTATCCACCGGTTGCGCAAATCGTCCACCGTGCATCCCATGTCAGCGGCAAACCCCTCAAGCTCCTCTTTGCTGTAAGGTTCTGATCGCAATCCCCCAAAGGCCTCCCTGATGTCATGGACGAGCGCCGCCTGCCGGGCGGCCTGCATGCGCGCTTGATCCTCCGCCACGCGCGCGCATGCGCGCCGCACCTTGTCCTCAAATACCTCAGGCCCGGGGCAGTCCGGCGCCTCCCTCGCCATTACCGCAAGCGATGGTCGGACAAGGCCCGCCACCGACGCGGCATCGGCATCGGGCCACCTCGCCGCAATCCTCGAAGCGGCCATGAACATCGCCATGTCCCGGTTGCCTGGCTCGGCGAACGAGGCTCCCTTGACAATCGCCCGTAGGATGCCGGCAACATCCTTGGCCCCGTCCTGCTGGCTGCGGGCGAGCGATGCGGCGAGCTGCGACAGATCACCTCGGGTGATTTTCCTGGTGCCGGCGCCGATCACCTCGCGTGGAGGCTCGGGCATGGACAGGATGGCATCGACATCGAGGGGCTGCCCCTCCTGATGCGACAAAAAATGCCGATCGCTGCGCGGGCTGCATGGTAAAATGTACATGCGGGCCAGATCGCGGCACTGGGGATCAAGCAGTCCCTCAAACAGCACCTGCAGGCGTCCCCAGAAACCAGGCCACCCATACGCCTCCACCGGCCTGGACAGCGGCATAGCCAGGCGAAACGACCATGATCCGTCGGCCTCGTGGCGCTCCGGATGAGACCAGGTCGTGTGCATGCAACATTCGAGTCCCTCCACCAGCGACAGCACGCGTTGCATTCGATCGGGAGACAGACTGTCGAAGTCTGCCATAAAGAAAGTGGCGCGGCGCACCTGGTGGGAGGATCGCGCCGCGCCCGGCAAGTACTCGACGGGGGAGATCCGTCGCTGCCTGTCCTTCTGCCCGCCCGGGCAGATGCGCAGTTTGGAGAGCTCACCCCGGAGCACCTGCCACGGCACCGAGAGAGGTTTCGGCGTCGTGTCGTACGCGGTGTCAAACAGAGACACCACGACATCTTGATGGGTGGCGCGGCATGCGATGGGTCCGGCGCATGCCGCGCCCGGCACGGCGGGGTTTTGCCCGGTGCCGTTCTCTAATGATTGCATCTGCCCAGGACCCATTGTCCGAAATGTGCCACACAAGCAGGACCGAAGTCAAAGCAAAGACAGCACGACAAGATAAAACAACCACATCCTACCAGAGCGCACATTTTGTACATGTGATTGTAAGTGGAAGTCGGCGCGGCGCTGTTGTGTATCAGCACGCATACGCAAGTAGTCGCAGATACGGATTGATACTTTTATGATGTATTGATTTTTGTCAAAAGTTTCACGCCTCTAACACATATACACTATTATTATTATATGGATTATAATAAAAATATAAATATATAAGGTAGTATATAATAGTACAGTTCATATATATATATATATAATAGAAGTTATAAAATTGAAGTGTGCTGTGTAGTGTGTATATGGCTCGTTTGCTCATATAAAGCGCCGGTTGCGGAATAGTGGTTTGTACAAGCACTTACGCTGGATCCGGGTTACGGAATAGCGGTTTGTATAGGCACTTGACACTTCGATGTAGGTATGTCATCTTGCCTGGATGGACACAAGGCTCAATTTGTACCTGGAGGTCGACACGATCCAGAGGCTGGACAGGGCTGTCCGGCGCATGTACCTGGAGTCCAGATCGGATCTGCTGCGTGTGGTTGTCCATGAAGCCATCCAGCTGCTCGAGCAGGGTGAGTATGCGCCTGTTGATGAGGACACGTGCTGCTCCGTCAACGTGAGCGTGTACGTGGGCCGTGCCGTCGTCAACCGGCTGCAGGTGTTGTGTCTGTCGAGCTCGTTGACGTACCGGTTGCGGGACAAGCCGCGGCGGCCTTTGACGAGTGCCAAGGTCGTGCGCGATGTGCTACATTGCGTGTTGAATCTGCTTGAGCAGGGCGTCCGATTGAGGATTGGAGATCGTAATGCGAGATGAACCGATGGCGTGGGGCGAGGCGATGCTGAGCCTTTTGACTCAGAATGGCAAGTTCCACGATAAGCTGCACGGCCTGAGACCTGAGCGGCTCAGGGCCAGAAACAAGATGGAGGCGTTTCAGAAAACGCGTGTGTTTTTGGACGAGCTCTTGGCACCTTACGCGCGTGTCTGCACACGGCTCATCTCCGAAGCCACACGCAAGCTCCAGATTCAAGCGTCGGCCAATGGGAGGCTGATGCCGGAGGGGCTCGAGCTCCGAGCCAGCACCGGCCTCGTGCAGCTCGATTGGGGCAAATCCGAATCCACAGATACGCACATCACGATGCGCTTGATCGTCACGCATGCCGAGATGATGGACATGCCGGTTGTCGTCGAGGAGCGTGTACCAATCACATAGGCTTGCGCCGGCTCCCGTTTTGTGGCAACAATTGACACATGGGCGGGTTGATTGCAGACATTCTTGCTGTATTGCGGCGCACCAGGTTGGACGCGTTACAGTTCGAGTTGAGCAATCAACTCATTTCCGATTTATGGAGCAGTATTCCGTGTACAAGGCCGCCTCCGACTCTTGGCGATGCGTCAATCGGAGCTTTAATCCACGTGCACGAGGCATTCGATGAACGCGGGCCCGGGCGAGCCGGGCACCCCGAGAGGGCATACTTATCAAACACCGGCAATGTGATGCCGGAGAACTTGAGCTGGCGTAGGTGCCGGAAATGTCGAGGGTTGAAGCCGGTTCAGCCGAACCGGCTTCAACCCTTCAGGTTTTCCATTTGAGCAAAAGCTAGGAGATTGAGAGGATTCAATGAGCATGGGTTTAGCCGGTAGTCTACACAGACGAAGGATTGATGTCTGCGACGAGTGTGGCGAGGATATTTTGGATTTCAATGATCACTATACTGAGTGGATTGGGGGCCGGGTTTGGGATCTGCACCGGGAATGTTTCAACAAGCGCCGGTTGGACATGGACGACATGCGGCACAATCACAGTCCTATGGTTCTGTACTTGTAGGGTGTTTGATGCCAAGTGCGTCCCGCATTGAGTCCTGGCTCCGGTACGACGGCAAGCGCAGTGGCACTGCGCATCGGCGCTTGATCGAGCGCGCACGCTGGCATACGCGCACGCTGCGCAAGCGGGGGCGGTGCGAGTACTGTGGTAGGCGAGGATCGACCGTGTGGCACCATCCGGATTACAGGTGCCCTCACTTTGTGGACGAGGTATGCTTGAGGTGTCATCGGGCACAGCACCCGAGGCCGGTGATTGGAGGCAAGGTCAGATGAGTGAGGAGAAAGCGTGGCACCTATGTCATCTGTGCGAGCACGGGCCAGACGGCGGACTCGAGAAGGAGTGTGGCGGCTGCAACGGTGCCCACAGCAAATGGGAGCCCGACAAATACATGCTCGAATGGCACAAAGACATGTTGGCCAAGCATCCACATTCGGCAGCACAGCACCATAAGCTTGTCCTGGAGGATCGGCCATCATTCAGGCAGATCTACATGCGCATGGCGCACGAGCTCTCCCAGCGATCCACGTGCCGGCGTCTGCGAGTTGGCTGTGTGATCACATCCACGGACTACCGCAAGGTCCTGTCTGTGGGCTACAACGGCAATGCGTCCGGCCTGGTTAACGATTGCGACAGTGACGAGGTGGGCAATTGCGGGTGTCTGCACGCCGAGGAGAATGCGGTAATCAATTGCGACTCGCCACGATACGTGGAGAAGGTGATATTCTGTACGCACCTTCCGTGCAGGATGTGCGCGAAGCGAATCATCAACCTCGGTGGGGTGCGGGTCGTGTACTACGACTTGCCTTACAGGAACACAGAAAGCAAGGACATGCTGCTTTCGGCTGCTATTCAATGCTGCAGCTTTCAGACTCAAAAACCTTGAGCCGCAACCTGTCTTGTGGCAAGCTGTGACAGATGAAAGGGCGCCGTCTTCTTCTCCTGTGGATCCAGGCTGTCGTTGCAGGCAGAACGGTTGTCCGTGTGCTGGTGCCCGCCTCTTGAGGTCTCGTGAGCATGTTGCGGCAACGGCGGCCTGGATTATTCGATTTAGACACTGACAAAGGTTTTTGCAGATCCGTGCACGCGGTTGTGTGGGCAACAGCTTTTGCGCTGTTCTCTATAGTGTGGGTGCTCGTGCTGGGGTTCGCTTTTGTCATGACGGTTGTGCATGATCCGGAATTATCCTGTATGAAGGCGGCCATCGATGCCGTGGGCGGTTGTGGTTGGTACTTGTTGATGGTTGTTGCCGTAGTCGTGCTTCCGCCTGCGTTTGTCGCTTCCATAGTGGCTGTCAGCAGCTAGTGTTATTGGTGCAATGTCGTTGCCGATTCATCTATAGGCATCGAGCTGCTGGAGGAAGGGTGATGCAAATCATCGAGGCCAAGGTGGATTGGCTCGTACAAGGCCTCAACAAGGATATGCAAACCAATGCCCTGATCAATGCCATGTGCGCCCGAATGCATCGCGACGGGCAGCCGATGCCGGTGGTAGTCGACGACGCCACATGCAGGGTGTTGGCTGGCGCGTCGGCAGTCGAGGCGGCCGTGCATCTCGGGTGGGATGACGAGGGCCGGATGCTGCAGGTGGTATTGCATGATGGATCCCAATTGTGCTCGGAGATCGTGTGTTGGTGGCGGCGGTTTGAGCAGCCTGTCACGGCGCCGGACTTTCCGGAGGGGGCGCTTGAAGGCGCCATCCGTGGGATATCGATTTGACACCAGCAGGGCTCACGATAGGCTCTTTGTTTTCTGGCATAGGCGGGTTTGAGTTGGGTTTGGAGCGCGCTGGTCTCGGGCCTGTCGTGTGGCAAGTTGAAATTGATCCGTTTTGCAGATCCATATTGGCGCGGTATTGGCCGGATGCAGAGAGGTACAACGATGTCAAAGAGGTCGGTAGTCACAATCTCGAACCGGTCGATCTCATTTGCGGAGGGTTTCCTTGTCAGGATGTGTCCAGCGCAGGCAGGGGCGCGGGCCTTGCTGGAGACCGCTCGGGTCTCTGGTTTGAGTTTGCCCGGATTGTTGGCGAGCTCAGACCAAGATGGGTCGTGGTCGAAAACGTCGTGTCCGGAGCGAAGCGGTGGGTGGATCAGGTCGTGGCCGGGCTGGAACAGCTCGGTTATCAAGCGTTACCGATCCCGTTGTCGGCAAGCGATGTCGGAGCTCCGCACTTGCGCCGGCGAATCTTTGTCATTGCCTACGCCGAGTGCAAGCGATTACGGGAGCAATCGAGGTGGCATGGGCGGAAGGACAGGGAAGACTCGACCGAGCCTCGAGACGCTTGTGAGACAGGGACGATTGCCGACGCCTCTGGCGAGAGATTTCCATGGTCCGAGTGCACACGGGAAGGAAGGGGGGGTGTCGTTACCGACCGCGCTTGGTCAGCGGACACGATGCCTGAGCCCGCGCTTTGTCGAGTGGCTGATGGGCCTGCCGCTTGGGTGGACCGAAACAAACGGTTGAGGGCGCTTGGCAACGCTGTTGTGCCCCAATGCGCCGAGGTAATTGGATGGGTGGTGTGGGAGCTTGTTTGTGGACGAGTTCCCGCCTGAGCAGCATTCGGCGCTGATGCACAAGATCAAAGGCAACGACACGTTGCCAGAGCACCTGCTGTGCGCCGAACTCGACAGGCTCGGCACCGACTACGTACGCAACGATCGGAGCCTGCCGGGCACACCCGACATTGCCTTGCACGGCTTGCGTGTGGCAGTATTTGTCCATGGGTGCTTTTGGCACGGATGCCCGGATCACTACCGAGAGCCGCACACACACACGGTGTTCTGGCGGCAGAGGCTCGTGCGGATCAAGAGGCGCGATAAGCTCGCTATCGAGCGCCTGCGCATGTGCGGATGGAAGGTTGTTGTATTGTGGGAGCACGAGGTAAGGGACAATCCAGCAGGGGCAGCAAGAAGAGTGTTCAGGCAAACTTGAAGCCCTGGCACAGGCAGCCCAAGGAGCCCCATGACTCGTGGGAGGGCTTCATTGTCTATCGTGACATGGATGGCCGATCCTTGTCCGGTGCGGCGGCCATACTCGGGAAGGACAGGACGGATACTGATCGCATGGCCAAGCGCAATGCCTGGGAGAAGAGAGCGCTTGCTTGGGATGCGGAGGTACAGCGCAGGATAGACAAGGCAGAGATGGATGAAATTGTGCGCATGGCCCAGCGTCAGACAAGCATAGCCATAGGCATGCAGACGGTTGTGGCGCATGAGGTCAGCTGCTTAATCAAGCAGATCCAAAGGGAGGAGTACAGGGCGCGTATGGATCCGACATATGAGCGGGTGTCGGTGGTGAAGCCTTCCGTGATCACCAAGATGGCTGAGGTTGCTTCCAAGCTGGAGCGTGTAGCTCGAGGCGAGCCTTCCGACATAACCAAATCGATCCCTGCCGTGGATCCGGACAAGCTCTCTGACATGTCGACGGACGAGCTCGAGCTGCTGGACAGGCTGCTCAAGAAATTGTCATGACGTTGTCGGTGTCCAACAGAGTACGTCAGATACCCGCGGCCGCATTGGATGCGGTGCACGCCGAGCTGGCCCGGCGCAAATTGTCGTATTTCGTCCGTGAGGGCTGGCATGTGCTGGAGCCTAGTACAGATCTCGTTTGGGGTTTACACATAGATGCGATCTGCGATCACCTCGAGGCCGTTTATGACGGGCGTATCTACAACCTGTTGATCAATATCCCACCGGGTCACATGAAGTCGCTTCTTGTCAGTGTATTCTGGCAGGCGTGGATATGGTTGGACAATCCCGCATGGCAGGCCCTATATGGTTCGTATGACATGGGTTTGTCCACTAGGGACACGTTGCGGTTTCGTGATTTGGTGACATCCGATTGGTATAGGGAAACCTTCCGGCCGCGGTGGAGGCCCAAGGCTGATCAAAATACGAAGACATGGTTTGCCAATACGGCAGGTGGATATCACATGGCTGTGTCGGTCAGCGGCAAGGGTCTGGGTTTTCGTGGTGACGCGCGCGTGTTTGACGATCCGCTCAACGTTAAGCGCATGCCGACTGAGGAGGAGCTCGAAACCGCTATATTCTGGTGGGACAAACGCATGTCGACGCGCTCCAATAATCCGCGCACGTTTCGGAGCGTGGGCGTCATGCAGCGCTTGCACGAAGGGGATCCTTCCGGACACATACTCGAGGTCAATGATCAAAGAAAAAGGCCATATGTGCATCTGCGCCTGCCCACGGAATTCGATCCGGATGACAGGTGCGAAACATCGATAGGGTTCAGTGATTGGCGCACTGAGCCGGGCGAGTTGTTGTTTCCTGAGTTGTACGGTCCGGATGAGATAGCGGAGGCGAAGGTGAATCTGCAGCACCACTTTGCTGGGCAGCACAACCAGCGGCCCGTGCCTTTGTCCGGAGGCATCATCCAATTCGCCTGGATCAAGTTCTGGTACCGGCGACGTACGGTGCCCACGCCTGTGCGGGTGGTGCTCGAGGATGGCGAGACCGTTACGTGTGAACAGATCAGGCTACCCAAGAACTTCGACTGGAAGGCTACGAGTTCCGATTTGGCATTCAAGGACAAGGCCACAAACTCGCTGGTGGCTATGCAAGTATGGGGCGGGATCAAGGGCAACTACTTTTTGTTGGATCAGGTGCTGGACCACATGTCATTTGTCGCCACGTTGGCCAACTACCGCAAGCTGTCCGACAGGTATCCCGATTGTACCGCGCACTTGGTAGAGGACAAGGCCAATGGGCCCGCTCTCATGAATGTGCTTAGGAATGAAATATCCGGCATGATCGCCATCAACCCGAAGGACTACGGAGGGAGCAAAGAGTCCCGGTGCGAGGCGGCTGCCCCCTTGTTCGAGGCCGGTAACGTGTACATACCGCACCCTTCCGAGGTGGAATGGTCTGACAAGTACAGGCAAGAGATTTGCACATTTCCGCGCAGCAGGCACAGTGATCAGGTAGACTCGACCACGCAGCTGCTCAATTGGGCGCGCCGGCGCACGGCGGCAAGGAGAAAACTGGCATGCTTGGCGAAGCTTTGACACGACTGGATGGGTGGCTCAACGCAATTACTGGATTAGGCCAGATGGGCAGGGACAAGCGCCTGGCCGCATCCTATCAGACACCATCGGAATTCGCCTATACGGATCTAGACAGCTTGTATAGGGGGAGCTGGCTTGTAGCCCGGGCCTGCGATCGCCCGTCGTCCGAGATGGTGCGCAAATGGTTTGAGGTAAAGACCGGTGACGATGCCGACATGGGCAAGGACATTCTCAAGGCCATCAACAGGCTCGGGGCAAAGGAAGCCTTCAAGCAGGCCAACATATGGGCTTATCTGTATGGGGGAGGCCTCGTGCTCATGGGCATTGATGACGGCCAGACCATGGACATGCCGGTGAGGGAGGAGTCGATAAGAGGCATAGATTATTTGCGTGTGTTGGATAGGTATGATGTCAATGCCGCAGGATTTTACACCAGCGAGCAGAAGCCTGGTAGCGCAGGCATGCCGTCCAGCTACAGGCTCAACACGATCGTGGATACCACAACCGAGGGAGTCGATCCGATACATGAGACAAGGTTCCTGCGTTTTGATGGCGTGGTCACACCCAATCGCCGCCGCATCACGCAAAACATGTGGTGCGATGGTTTAGTGACAAGATTGTTCGAGCGCCTGCGCGGGCACGACACTGCGTGGGGTGGCATAGAACACCTACTCAACGATTTTGCCCAGGCGGTATTCAAGTGCAAGGATTTGGACAAGCTTCTGGCCGAGGACGGCAGCAACGATCTGCTGCAGCGTTTGGCTCTCATGGACATGGCCCGAAGCGTAGCGAGAATGATCGTGCTCGATGCCGAGACGGAGGATTTTGAGCGCAAGCCCACCCCGATAAACGGGTTGGGGCAAGTCATGGAGCTCATGATGGAACACCTTGCAGGTATCCTCGAGATGCCTGTGTCTGTTCTTTTCGGCAAGGCCACTCCCGGAATTGGTGACACCGGCAACAGTCAACTCCAGCAGTGGTATGATCGCATTGCGTTGGATCAGGAGACGCGCATCGTTCCGCAGGGCACGCGCCTAGCTCGATACACGGCCATGTCCATGGGCTACAGATCGGATGACTTGTCTGTAGATCCATTACCGTTGAAGGAGATGTCAGAGAAAGAGCAAGCCGATCTGCACAAGACGCAAGCGGAAGCTGATGCTCTTATGATAGACAAGGGAGTCGTCTCTGAGCTGGAAGTACGCAGATCCAGGCACGGGGGTGACGGTTATTCGCTCAATACCGTGCTGGATGAGGCCACGAGTGAGATGCTGGAGGCACAAGACGAACCGTTGCAGGAGCCTGAGCCCGAGCTCGGGCCGGTACCGGAACCCGGGCAGGAGCCGGTACCGGAACCCGGGATCGGCAGAGGACAAGCAGGAGATATTCAAAAGACAGTACTCAATGGGGCGCAGGTACAAGCGTTGGCTGGTGTGCTCACATCTTACAACAACAAGGAGCTGACCAGAGAGCAAGCCGCTGCTGTGTTGGAGGTAGGTTTTCTTCTCGGATCACAGGAGGCCTTGCGTCTGGTGGGAGAGAGAGAGGAACAACTGGAGCCTCCTGCGCAGCTGCAGCTTTTTGCGCGACCGGGGCAGAAGCCCGAACCCGAGCTCGAGCCCGAACCGGACGAGATCAAGGACGATTCTGGTTTACATAAAGACTACGTGCGCAGGGTGGGTAACAAATGGATAGTGTTTTCAGAGGCCGGCAAGAAGCTCGGGGAACATGACACTAAGAAAGAAGCTAATGAGCAGTTGCGCGCCATTGAAGCATCCAAGGCCAGGCGTTGATGGGATCGCACGCCACACAGCTGGCCATTGCCCTGCGCAATGTGCCACCCAGGCGCGGGCGCAGGAGAAAAAGACCCCCTCGTGTCCTGGTGCCCAAGGTCGTACAGGCTTCCTACTACTCCGAAATAGTCAGGTTGCTGGAGGAGGCCAAGCGTCTGGTGGACAGGGACGTGCCGGATGCAATGCGAAGTCTTCTCCTGTCGAGGCAAGATGCGGCAAGGCTGGATTCACCGTCCGATTTTTCACGTGTCATCGACGGTCTCAGGTTGGAGTACGCCCGTATCGTGGATCGCGGCACGTTGGAGACTGTAGCGGAGGGAGCTGCGGCCAGCGTATTGCGGAACAACAGGCTGCAGGTTGGCCGACAGTTCAAGGCCATATTGGGTATCGATTTGTTGGCGGGGGATCCTCCTCTTGAGATGCTCATGCAGACATTCACGATTGAGAATGTCTCGCTCATCAAGACAATATCCTCGAAATACTTTGACGAAATAGAGCAGTCGGTATTCCGCAACTGGCGGGCCGGGATCCGAGCCGAGGAGATGATCTCCGGCATCATGGATCGCTACAAAGTATCCAAGAGCAGTGCCATGCGCATTGCAAGGGATCAGACCGGCAAGCTCAACGGGCAGTTGGTCGAGGCCCGCCACAAGGATTTGGGCATCAATCAGTACACATGGCGTGGCATAAACGACGAGAGAACGAGGAGCCTGCACAGCGATAGGATAGAACGCGAGGCTGTGTATAGCTGGGACAATCCGCCTGAGGGAGGGCATCCTGGTGAGCCTGTTCAATGCAGGTGCTGGGGAGAACCTTACATACCTGGGGTGAATGCATGAGACTGCCGCATGTCGGGCGGGTCGTTTAGGCGGCCGTCCCTGCGCCTGGCATGCGGCAAATCTTGCCGCTTGTATGACGATTGCTTTTTGGCCTATTGTCAAGGTGCATGGCTTTCAGAATCGACAAGGGATCCTATACAAGATCGAAGGCAAAGAAGTTGCCGAACGGTTTTTTGATGGCGCCTGCCACGCTGACGCGCACTGGCGTGTTCCAGTACCTGCAGCAGGATGGCAGCATTCGCAGGGAGCTGAGGCTGCCAGAGGAAGTCTTTGCCGCTGACAGTCTTGCTACCTTGCATCTTGTGCCTGTTACCTCGGAGCATCCCAAAGATCCGGTGGACATCGACAATGTCAGGCATCTGTCGATAGGGACTACCGGACAAGATGCAAAAGCGGATGGCGACAATGTGGTGGCCACCTTGCAGTTGCAGGACAAGTCGGCCATAAAAGACGCCGAGGAGGGCCGGCGCAGTGAGGTGTCCTGCGGCTATTGGTGCGATTCGGAGAAGTCGCCCGGTGTCTACAAGGGCGATAGTTACGATGTGATACAGCGCAATATACGATATAACCATGTTGCCATGACAGTGCGAGGCAGGGCCGGCAATGCGCGCATCCATCTTGATAGTGCCGATGGGGACTATGCTGAAATGGTAGGGTTGAGATGCGATGCGCATGATCGAAACCCAGGGAAAAAGGGGCAGCAACTGATGAAGCTGACAATCGACGGCATTACGTTCGAGACCGAGGATGTGCAATTGGCGCAGGCCGTGAACAAGGCCGTGGGTGAAAGAGACGAGCAGATCTCGGCACTCAAGGCCGACAGCAAAAAGCTGATCAAGGACAAGAGCGAAGCCGAGGCCCGTGCTGCCGTGGCCGAAAAAGATCTCGACAAGGCCGAGAAGGCGCGCGAGGACGCGCAGAAGCCCGAGCATGTGCAGGAGCTCGTCAAGGCGCGTCTCGATCTCGAAAGAAGGGCCGAGCCGTTGCTTGCCGACCAACTCAAGAAGGACAACAAGGAAATCGGATCCCTATCCGATGATGAGATCCGCAGAGCTGTGATTGCCATTCACAGTCCAGATCTCAAGCTGGACGACAAGGACGAGGCTTTTGTATCCACCTACTGCGAGGCCGCCTTGGTATCATTGGCCGACAGGCAGGACAGTGATGCCCAGAGGAGCAGGCACAAAGCGGAGAATGCCGCAGCCAATCCGAAGGTAAAGGGTGATAGCGAATCGAAGGATGCCGAGGAGGCATACCGCAAGGACACGCAGGAGGCTTGGCAAAAGCCACTGCATAACACGGGTAGCTGACAAGGTCGCAGGGCGGCCATAGGCATTGACTTTTTGGCGGCCCGGAGCCGCATGGAGATCGACAGTGTCGCAAACGAGCTATGACGAGCAGGGGATTGGGATCAATGGTCAGCTGGCCGACACCGGGCCGCGCCGTGTGGGATCTTATATCAATGAGAACGCATCCGGCATCGGTTTCGGTTTGGGCGTCAAGCGTGGTAGCGCGGTAGCTGCTGGCAGGACAGGCTTGTTTGACGAGACCAGCAGCGCGGCAGATGATCTGCGGGGCGTGACTCTGCACGACTATTGCTACAACAATGCGTCTGACACTGTGGAGAATATCCCTGCCGACAATGCCGGAAGTATCTTGGAGGAGGGCCATATCCTTGTGACCGCAGAGACTGCCGTGGCCGACGGAGATGATGCCTATGTACGCATCGATGACGGCGTGGCAGATCCGACCCAGACCACCAAGGGGGGCTGGGGAAACGATGACGACAGTGGCACGCGGCGGCACGTCAAGGGTGCCAAATTCCGCAGCGCTGCGGCCAAGGGAAGTCTCGCTCAGTTGCACATTATGCCGGGGTTTGGCGGATTCGATCTGGACACGCGGGTGGAGCGCATCGGTGAGGGGGACAACGTGCTTGTCTCGGCGCCGGTCGGCGAGCCGGATCGTGTCGAATATATTGGTCAGGTGAGTACCATCAGTTCCACCACAACCGTGGAGATGGGTGTTGGTCCAGCGGTGGCGGCCAAGCTCGTGGCTGTCTATTTGGACGCCACCGTGGCCGCAGGGGACTCGACTGATCACTGGACGATCGAGGCTTTAAGCGGTTCGACATCCTTGGCCACATGGGATACTGACACCGGTGTGGACGGTGCTCTGGCCAAGGGCACGCCATCGTCCATGAACTTGACCGGCAACGACATCACGGCAAACGATGACATCACCGTGGTGTTCACGAAGAACAACAGCGCCGCCGCGTTCAGCGCCGCCGGTACCGTGACCATGCACTTGGATGTCAATGGCATGGTCAAGACAACCACAATCAACATCGCTGCCAGTGTGGAAGGCGAAGTAGCCAAGGTCGTGGCGGTCAAGCTTTCCTGCGGCATCACCGTAGGTGACTCGACCGATCATTGGACAATCTCCGTCAAGCAAGGATCTACCGAGATCGCCAATTGGGACAGCGACACGGCTGTGGACGGAGCTATCACGCAGGGCACCTACACCGATCTCAATCTGGTCTCAGAGGCCGTGGTTGCGGATGGTGCGGCATTGACCGCGGTGTTTACCAAAAATAACGCGGCCGCGGACATCACGCAGGGTATGATCCAGGTGGAGCTTGCCGGCGGAGATGCGCTGGTGGAGACTACCACAATCAACCTGGGTGCCGCGCCGGCGGGTAGACACATGATCATCGATGGCGTGCAGCTCTCCTGCGGCATCACCGTGGGCGATTCGACGGATCATTGGATGATCGCGCTCAAGAACGGTGCGACAAGCATCGCCACCTGGGACAGCGACACAGGTGAGGATGGGGCGATTACGCAGGGCACGCCGACGAGCATGAACTTGTCATCCACGTTGGCGAATCGTGTCTTGGATCCAGGGGACGCCTTGACCTTGGTTCTGACAAAGAACAACGACGCCGTCGGCATCTCGGCCGGCGATGTCACTGTGATGGCCCGGTTGGCCTGAGCGTATTTTTCGGTGCCCACGGGGACGGGTGCCTGGAGTGCTTGAAAAGGAGCCGCAGAGATGCACCTGGGACACCTGACAAATCTGGACGCCAATGAGCAGATCTTCTTTGCCCGTGAGCTCGAGCACATCAAGGCGAAGACCTATGACATCCTGCGAGAGGTTTTGAAGATCCGCAGCATTGTGCCTGTCAGCAACGAAGCGGGATCGTATGCCCAGACGATCACCTATCGGCAATACGATCAGACGGGGGTGGCAAAGATCATCAGCAACTATGCGGATGATCTGCCTGTCGCCAACATCAAGGCGCGTGAATACAGCAGCCCTGTGCGATCGCTTGGCATTGCTTTCATCTATTCGCTGATGGACATTCGGGCCTCGCAGGCCACCGGCAAGCGTTTGGACTATCGCGAGCAGATGGCGGCCGTAAGAGGTATGGCCGTCACCACCGAGCGTATCGGAGCCGAGGGCGATTCTGATGCCGGTCTGGGTGGGTTCCTGAACAACGCTAACGTGACCCTCATCAGCGCTGATGATCCCGGTGCAGGCACGCGGTGGATTGCCGACAGCAAAACGGCCGCGCAGATTCTGTACGATTTGTCGTATGCGGCCAACTACATTATCGATCTCACCAAGGAGGTCGAGGAGCCCGACACGCAGCTCCTGCCGACGCTCGAATACGGGCACATCTCCACCAAGCCGATGTCCGACAGCGACAGCAATCCGAGCAACACGATCTTGAAGTTCCATCTGTCGACCAGTCCATGGATCAAGACGGTCGGCAGCTGGAATCGGCTAAAGACCGCCGACGATGCCGGCACCGGGCCGCGCATGGTGACATACAAACGCAGTCCGGAAAAGGTCACCCTCGAGCTCCCGCAGGAGTTTGAGATGCTGGCTGTTCAACAGGAAAACCTTTCGTACAAGACCCCATGCCATATGCGGCACGGTGGTGTGATCTTCTACTATCCGTTGTCGTGCTTGTACATGGACGACATCTGAGAGGTCCGCATGATCTTGGTGGAAAACAAGGAAGCGCGTGTCCTAGGTCCGGCCATACCGAAGGAGCTGGGTTTCCTGCAGCTCAAACCGGGTATCAATGCCGTGCAGGAGGAGTATTGGGAACATGCGCTCAAGACGGGCTTTGTGAAAAGGCGCCTGGGCAAGACGCTGATCGAGCGCGGAAAGACGGACAACGGCAAGGGTCTTGCCGGCATGGCTCCTCTCAAAGCCCTTGAGCTTGTCAAAGGCACGCTTGATATCAAACAACTCGAGGAATGGCGGGAGTCAGAAAGACGCGCCAAGGTCGCCAAGGCAATTGACAGGCAGATCTCTGTCCTGAACGAAGGGCGTCGCGGATCTGAGGAGAGCTGAGGTCGATCATGGCTGTGTCCGCTGCAGACATCAAGGGCATGGCCACGGAACTGGCTTCAGTGTCGGATGTCGTCGTAGAATCTTGGATCGCCAAGGCACGCTTGAGCATCAACACCGCAGCGTATGGCGACAAGGCGGACAGCGCCACGCAATATCTTGCCGCGCATTACGTCACATTGGCAGAGAGGGCCGGTGCGGGAGCATCATCAGGCACGGGGCCTATTGTGCAACGCAAGGTGGGGGATGTCTCTACGACATTTGCTGTAGGCTCTGTGGCAGCCAGGGACGCCGTGCTGATGTCCACAGTGTGGGGTCAAATGTATCTCTCCTTGCGCGGATCGGTGTTTCCAGATAGGCGGGTGTGATGGCGGCCGGAATAATTGACAAGGATCATGGCTACAAGGCGCTTGCGAAAATCGTCAAGGGATTCAAGGGCTACACCGTAGCCGTGGGTGTGTTGGAGAGCAGTGAGAAAAGACCCAAGGAGGAAGGTAAAAAAGAGCCGTTGACTAACGTGAAGCTCGCCGGCGTGCATGAGTTTGGGCGCGAGGACGGCAGCATTCCGGCGCGCAGCTGGAACCGTGCGTGGGTGGATGAGAACAGGCAGCTCGTCCTAAGATGGAAACTGCGCCTGGCCAAGCAAGTGGTAAAAGGCAGGATCACCGAGAGACAGGCGCTTGGTCAATTGGGAGAGCTCATAGCTTCCGGCATGAAGAGTCGTATACAAAAGCACATTGATCCACCATTGACAGAAGCCACAAAAAAGGCTCGGGCGAGACGTTTCAAACACGGCAAGAGCGGCGACACTCCCCTGATGGATCTCGGTCTGATGGTCAATTCGATTGTGCACGAGGTGCGCGGTGCTAAATGAGGCGATACTCGCCGAGGCCCAGGCGATTGAGTTCACAAGGGCTGGTACCCCTTCGTCATCATATGGGCGCGTGGTGCCTGGGACGACCTCCACTTTTACAGCGCGCGTGGTCGTGCAGCCATTGTCGTCCAGGGAGAGAATGCTTCTACCGGAAGGATCGCGCACGAAAGAGAAGGTCAAGATCTACAGCATCACGGCCTTGCGCATAGGATCGCCGGAGGCCGGCACAATCGGTGACAGATTTGTACGCAATGGCGTGCTGTTCGAGGTGGATGCCGAGGCCTATTGGGCAGGCGACGGATCACACTACCGCTATTGGGCGACCAAGGTTGAACGTTGATGGCAGGCCTTGTCCCATTCGATTGGACCACGGCATTTGACGCCTTGTACACATGGCTGTACGGGCAGCTGGACATACCGGTATGGTGGGAGAACCAGGATCACCCGAGGGGCAGCTATCCCTATGCCACGCTCGGGGTGACAGCAGGCCCTGTGCAGGTGGGCGGAACCGATTTGCGGCGAGTGTCCGAGGATGCTCCCGGGACGGGTGTCTACGAGAAGGCCGTCACCGATCATGAGATGACCATATCATGCCAAGCGTTTGTATCGCATGACGGGGACAGCGAGATCGATTTCGATAGCAATGCTGTGGCGTTGTTGTCCATTGCGCATGCATCCCTTGGTCTCAGGGACACCATCAGCACATTGAATAGCGCCGGATTGAGCGTGCGTGATGCAATGCCTGTGAGGAGTCTGCCTCCGTTGGCGGAAGGCTCTTTTGTGGATCGTGCAATTTTTGACATGCGCTGCGGATTAGCCTTCGTGATTGATCCGGCAGAGTATGCGACGAGCATAGGCACCTTGTATGTGTCGTCGGACATGTCGGGTCAATCCGGCACCGGCGATCTGGACATAGACGACGAGCCGTTTGGAGGCTGACATGTCGCTTGACTCTTTGATCAATGTCACAATCACAGTGCAGGGCGCATCGGTAACGCGTGCGGGGTTCGGTACCATCATGCTGTTGGCCTATCACACCAATTGGCCGGAGCGCGTGCGCGAGTACAGCATGGCCACGGTGCTTACAGACATGGTGACGGATGGTTTTGCGACGACGGATTCCGCTTATCTGATGGCAGTGGCTGTCGCTAGTCAGAACCCGCGGCCGCCGACGCTCAAGATCGGACGCCTGGGGGAGACGCCTGTCGCGCAGAGTATCAAGTGCACTCCCACGGCCGTCAACAATGCCGTGTACACGGTCGAGATAGACGGCACCGAATTCGAGTATGAAGCGGATGCCACCGCGACCGAGGCCGAGATCACAGCAGGACTCGAGACGGTAATCAACGCCGGTAGCGTGGCTGTCACGGCCACCGACAACTCGACGTACATACAGCTGGATGCGGATGCCGCTGGCACCTACCACCAGATCAAGCTTTCCTGCGATGCGGGCACGCGGCAATGGGAGCGTGATGACGAGACCACGGATCCCGGCTATGCCACGGATCTTGCGGCGATCGTCTTGGAGGACGACGACTTCTACGGATTGGCCATCGAGGCGCACGATGCGGCGGCAATCACAGCTGTGGCGGCCTGGGCAGAGACCAACAAAAAGCTGTTCTGCCCCACCACCGGAGACACGGATTGCTTGGGCAGCGGCAGCACGGACATCATGAGCACGGAAAAGGCACTGTCCCATGTGCAGACTGCTATCTGGTACTCGGATGATCCCAGCCAGTATTTGGGTGCCGGTGCAATGGCCGAGTCATTCCCCTTCAACCCTGGTGGACAGAGCTGGGCACTCAAGACGATTTCGGGTGTATCCGCCGTGTCCATGACGACCACAGAGAAAAGCAATGTGCATGGCAAGTACGGCAACTACTACGTGGCCATGGGTGGGGTCAATGTCACCTGGGAAGGCAAGACGGCCAGCGGCGAATGGATCGATGTGGTGCGCGGCAATGGATGGCTGATCAGCACGATGCAGGCTGATCTCTTTGCACTGGTCGTTGGCACACGCAAGGTGCCTTATACCATTGGCGGACTCGGCATTATCCAGACGGCCATGCAGGGCAGCTTGCAGCTCGCCGAAAAGCGCAATGTGCTTGTGGCTGGATCCACAGGCGTGATTATGCCTGTGATCAGCAATGTGTCAGATGCGGACAAGATTGCGCGCGTACTCAACGACGTGTCCTTTTTCGGGCAGTATGCCGGTGCCGTGCATAGCATGGTGATTGCGGGATCGCTCTCGTACTAAGGAGGTGCTCCGGTGACAGTTCGCAACTACAATCTGGCTGAGGTGCAGGCTATATTCGGGCCTGTGGAGATGGGTGGTTATGGGGAAGAGGGAGGTATACGTATCGAATGGCCGGAGAATCTTTGGGAGTACTCCAGGAACGCCGACGGCGGGGGTACGCGTAGCAAGAACAATGCTAACGATGCGATGGTAACCGTAACGCTTTCGCAATCATCCGAGAAGAACACGGAGCTCAGTGCAATTCAGACTGTGGATAGATTAACCGGGGCAGGTGTCTATCCAATGATGGTGCGCGACACTAACGGCACTACTCTGTTGGCAGGGACATCGGCCTGGATTGAGAAGCGCCCTGATGTGGAATTCAACAAGGCGGCGACAACCCGGGCATGGGTGTTCCGTATCGAGGATCTTGACGGACTCATTGGCCATGGCAACGAGGCGACATGAGAGACTCAGAAAGCAAAAGGATAGGCGAGCACACTTATACCGTGCGCATGCTCACAGTCGACACGGCAATTGATGTGCTTGTCGATCTTGTCGGAATGCTAGGGGAGCCCGTGGCCGAGCTGCTTGCTGCAGGCAGTGCGTCGGACATTGTTACCGGTCTCAGGGAGGATGGGGCCGAGGATGAAGAGTCAGGTAGGGCTGTGGCCTTGCTCCTCAGGGTGCTGGTAGGCAAGCTGCACAAGGACACCATCCACAATATTGTGAGAAGATTGGTAGAGGTGTCTGATGTCGATAACAAGCCTCTTACCAAAAGCTATGCAGCGCATTTCCGGGGGGAGCTCTGCTTGTTGGCCAAATGGTTATGGTTTGCGCTGCAGGTGCAGTATCGGGATTTTTCCGGTGCCTTCGAGGCTATCGCTGGCTCGGAAATGCGCCAGTCCGGCCAGGAGCCAGAGGGCTGATCGAGATCCCAGCCGCCGTGCAGTGGCACAAATGGCGCATAGTGGACGCAGGCATGGCCACCCTGCGCGAGATAGAGAGCCATTGGAGCCTGGTGGATCTGCATACGGCGCATTGGCTGCTTGATCAGCGTCAGGCGCAGGAGGGTACCGACTGATGCCGGGCCAACCTCTCAGAGAAGTCATATCGCTGTTCGGTTTCAAGCTGGACAAGAAATCCTGGTCCAAGGCTAACAGAGCTGTCGACAAAATGCGTGACGGCCTGTTGACGCTTAGTCGTATGGCTTTAGGTGGAGCGGGTGTGTATGGTTTTTACCGAATGACACAAGCGGTAGTCGACACCGGACATGCCATAGACAAGACATCAAGCAAACTCGGAGTGTCGACCGATGCTTTGCAAGAATTTCATCATGCGGCGAATCTATCGGGTGTCGCTGTGCAGTCGTTCAATATGGGTCTGCAGCGCATGGCGCGTCGTGCCGCCGAGGCGGCGGAAGGGAAAGGGGAAGCCAAGGACGCGTTGAGAGAGCTGGGTATACAGCTGCGCAATAGCGATGGCAGTTTGCGCAGCACCGAGGACTTGTTCATGGACGTGGCCGGAGCCATGGGCAATGTGAGGGACTCCAACAAACGGCTGAGGCTAACCTTCAAGCTTTTCGATTCCGAGGGCGTTGCCATTGTCAACATGCTCAAGAACGGTAAGCAAGGTTTGCAATCCATGAGGGAGGAGGCGCGCGCTTTAGGTGCGGTCATCGATGAAGACTTGATCAGGATGACTGTTTCCTACAAGGACGAATCGATGCGCATGTGGCAGGCCATAGGAGGAGTACGTGATAGCATCGTCAAGGGGCTCTTGCCCGGTATGCTGGCCACGGCCAAGGCCATCAAGGAGTGGCTGGTAGTCAACCAGAAATGGCTGGCTTCCAATATATCGGATGCCTTGTCCATTGCCGGTCGCGCCCTGCAACGCGCTGGAGAGTTTGCGCAGTTCATGTTTCACGGGCTCAAGAGCCTGCTAGGTGTGCTGGATCCATTACAGCGCAAGTTGCTGCTTGTAGCCGGCATCATGGGTCTGTTGTCGATGCTGCTTGGTGTGTGGCCCGCGTTGGCCATTGCAGCGTTCCTTGCTATCGAGGACATAGTAGGGTTCTTTGAGGGCAAGAGGTCTGTCACTGGACAAGTAGTGGAATGGCTCAAAGAGTTGTACAGTATGCTTGCCGAAGCGCCTATGGATCCTGAGAATGGATATATGGCGCTTTTCTTTCAAGCTATCGCAAAAGCCATAGATTGGGTAAACGAAAGCCTGGATAAGTTATCCAAAAAGCTCGCAGGACCTATAGGTGATCTGGTCTATGGTCGCGGTCCCTTTTCTTTTGAAAAATTGCAGAGCATAACCAAAGCGTTGCCTGGGGCTAAAGCCGCAGAAGGAGCCCTTGGTTGGATCAACAGCATACTTGGAGTAGAAGCTTTAAATCGTCTGGGGTATAAAGCAGGTATAGGGGTACCTCTACCTGCCGAGCGGGAGGCGGCAATCTCCGCAAAGGGTCCGTCGGTGCAGAGCAATGTGACCGTCCAACAAACCATCAACCCGCCGGCCGGCACGAGCTCGGCCGAAGTGGCGGACATGGCAGGACGCAAGGCCGCCGAGAGCGTGTCCGCCGCCGAAAGGCGCGAGGCCATGCGTGTGTTTGCACCGCAGGTAACTGGACAATGAGCAACCTGCTGCAAGGTCTCAGTGTGCGCTATCTGTTTGTCGATCAGACAAATGCGCCGGACTACGACTACGTATCCTTTGATGCGATATCCGAAAGCACTAATCGGCGCACGGCCGATGTCACGCAGCACCCGGTAGAAGAGGGATCCGTCATTGCCGATCATGTTACTACACAACCGCGCGAGCTGGATATGGTTGGGATCATATCGGGAGTTCCTACAAGTTTGTTGGCCTGGGCCTCCCGTTCATCCACATATGTCTATGACTCGTACGACAAGCTGCACCAATGGATGACAGACAAAGCCAACCTGCTGGTGTTTGCCGTGGACGACTATTACGAGAGCATGCAACTTGTCGGCATCGAGAGGGGGCATGATCACACCAAAGGCAAGGCAGCGCATCTGCATTTGACCTTCAGGGAGATAGTGGCGGTCAGCACGCGCACCGTGGATGCGCCGACACCCAAGACCGCAAGGGGCGCCAGCCGGAAGGCAAAGGGCCAAAAAGCGGCAAAGACTAGTGAATCCACAGAGGCCAATGAGACCCTGCTCTTATCCATAGGCAATTTGCTGGGAGGCTGATATGGCACTCGTGCTCCCCTTGGACTCTGTCGATCCCCACTACACGGTGACGGTCAAATTAGAGGGTGTGCGCTACCGCTTGGGCATGGACTGGAACGAGCGCGAAGGATCCTGGTACCTGTCGGTGGCGCAGGAGGACGATACCGCGATCGTTTCTGGGTTGCGTGTAGTGCCGGATTGGCCGTTGTTGAGAAGGGTTGCTGACAGTGCAAGGCCTCCTGGTGAGATTGTCTTTCGCAACACCAACGCGGGTGATACCGAGCCCGGTCGATACGATATAGGGAAGATCTTTGTCCCCCTATATTACGAGGAGGACGAGCTGTGACCCTGTTCCGTCGCACATGTGTGGCCAATCTTGGTGGTATCGAAGTGGCGGATCTGCGCCAGCAGTTCAAGGCCGATCACACCAGCGACAGCACGCCTAACAAACTGCAGTATACTGTATATAATCTATCGCCAGACAGCAGGGCCCGTCTCTCACAGGAGAAGGATCTGACCGTGCAGATCGAGGCCGGCTATGTCGATGGACAGACCGATGTGATTTTCTACGGCGACATCGAACGTGTGGTGCAGGCGAGGGAAGGCCCTGACTGGATCACCCGTCTGGAGTCCGCCGACGGCGGCAGGGCGTTGCGCTCAACAAAAGTGTCCTTCTCGTTCAAGGAGGGGACCAAGATCGTCGACATGATCAAGCAGATCGGCAAGCAGATCCTTGTCGATGTGGGTAATCTGGCCGATCTGTCGCAGTCTGATTTTCAGCGTCGGGTGGGAGAATACGCCAACGGTGATGCCATATTCGGCAGGGCGAAGGATGTGCTGGACAGCCTGTGCAAGACGGGGGGACTGGACTGGCGCGTGCAGGATGGTGCTCTCGAGGTGACCAAAAAAGGTCAACCCTACGGCACAGAGGCTGTGGTGCTTGCGCCGGACTCCGGACTCATAGGCTCACCCGAGCCGGGTGAGGAGGGAAAGGTAAGAGCTGTGTCTTTGATACAGCCCGGGCTCAAACCAAGGCGCAAAGTCAGGTTGGTGTCGGCATCGATTGATGGTCGGTTTATGGTGTCCACGGTCAGCTACACCGGTGACACGCACGGCACCGACTGGTATGCTGTCCTGGAGATGGTGCCGTTGTGACAGACAGAGGATCCACACCCAGCCTTGCCGAGGTGCTGCAAGCGGCCTTGGACAATATCAAAGCACAGCTGCACGTAGCCATGCCCGGGACTGTGGTCTCGTATGACGAAGCCTCGCAGAAGGCCAACGTGCAGCCACAGATCAAGAGTCTGATCATCGATCAGGACGGCAACGAGGAGCTGCTGTCGTTACCTGAGCTGCCGTCGGTTCCGGTGGTGTTTCCGCGCGGTGGTGGTTTTTTCGTGTCGTTCCCTCTGCAGCCTGGGGATCAAGTCCTGCTCGTGATCTGCGATCGCGAGATCAACGTGTGGAAAAGCAAGGGTGGTGACGTGTCTCCACAGGATCCACGCACGCATCATCTTGCAGATGCCGTGGCTATTCCCGGATGTTATCCCTTCACTGATGTTCTTGCCGATGCGCATGCGTCCAACATGGTGTTGGGCAAGGACGGCGGCGCGCAGGTGCACATCAAAACCAACGGACAGGTGCACATAGGTAGTGGAAATGCCGACGCATGGGCAGCCCGCGAAGGCGATGATGTGCAGGTGACTATTCCTGCGGGCACTTTTCTGGTGTCGGCAAGCGGTGGGGTGCTCAATTCTAGTCCTGTAGTGGTAGACGGCAGCATCACAAGTGGATCGTCGACGGTCAAGGTGGACGACTGATGGATCTCAAGCTGGACAGCACAGGCGATCTTGACACCACCGGTGGCGAGCTGTCGCTTGTCACAGGGGCCGAGGCGATGGCGCAGCAGGGCAAAATGCGCCTGCGTATGCTGCTTGGCGAATGGCACCTGGATCAGCGCCAGGGCATGCCTTGGCTGCAGATTATTCTCGCGGTTAAACCTTTTCCCGCGGAGTATGCAGTATCGAAGATCCGGCAGGCCTTGCTCGGGGTCCCTGGGATAATAGGGGTGCGCAACCTTTCTGTAATACCCGAGGTATCGACGCGCCAGGCATCTGTGTCGTTTGAGGCTGTAGGCGACGAGGGTTTGCCCGTGGTCTTTGAGGAGTTTGTTTTACCATGAGCGGCGTCGAGTCCACAGGGTTTGTTACCAAGACGACGGCCGAGATCTTGGCCGAGTTGCAAACGGCAATCAAGGACGCACTGGGCGCCGAGATGAACACCGAGGCCGATTCGGTCACAGGTGTTATCTTGGGTATATTGGCTGATAAATACGGTGAGCACTGGGAGGTCATGCAGGCCATATATGCCGCCAGGGATCCGGATGCAGCTGCGGCAGCTGCGCTGGACGCCGTGTGCGCTCTGACAGGCACGCGGAGGGATGACGCCACCCAGAGTGAAGTGACCGTTACCGTGACATGCACGGGTGTGGTCAATGTGTCGGTAGGTAATTTCATTGTCAGCGTGGATGGCAACCCGAATGCGCGTTTTTCCAACGCCGAGGCCATTGTCGCCGGCGGCGCGGGCGATGTCGACGTGCTGTTTGAGGCGGAGGAGGCCGGCGCAGTTGTAGCGAACGCGGGCACATTGACCGTTATAGAAACACCTGTGGCCAATATCTCCGCCGTGACCAATGCGTTGGATGCGGATACCGGCAGCGAGACGGAGGGTGACACGGCCTTGCGTACTAAGCGCTTGGTGGAACTCGAGGCCGTGGGGGCCGGTACTTTCGACACGGTAAAGGCCCGGCTGGCTCAGGCCGAGGGAGTGGAGTACAGCACCTTGTACGAGAACACGTCAGGCAATACGGATGGCAATGGCATCCCTGGCCACCACATGTGGCCAATAGTCTATGGATCGCCCATGCCTGATGGGGACGATGTGGCCCAGACGCTGTGGGGTGCGAAGCCTGCAGGCGTGGGCATGCACGGATCTTCCAGCGGGACCGCGACGGATGCTGAAGGCAACTCTCAAACCGTGAACTATGATGAGGCCACAGTGATCACAATCCATGCGGCAATCACGGTAGACACGGATGCCGATCTGTATCCGGCGGACGGGGATGATCAGATCAAGGCGGCAATCATCGCTGCAAGGGAAGCCTTCATTGCGGCGCAGAACGGACAGGGCATAGGACTCGATGTATATTCTGAACCGCTCAAGGCCGCGGCATTCGAGGTAGCCGGTGTCATAGACATCACTGCCTGGACGATAGACACGGTTGATCCGCCTGTGGCCTCCTCCAACATATCCATCGGAGTGGATGAGTTTGCATACTTCGACACGGCGAATATCGACGTAACGAGCTGAGCATGGCACTCGAGGAAATCAACAACCACGGAGATCTGGCCGTCGGTCTGTTGCTGGAACAACTCAAGGATAAGGAGAAGCTGGAGGCTTTCCTGCGCGCGCTTGTCGGCCCTGCGCAGGAACTGGAGGAGGTAGCCCACGATTTGGACACGGAGATGCGCCTGGACAATGCCGTAGGTGCGCAGCTTGACATGATCGGCCGCATCGTCAACCTGCAGAGAGGTAGCCTGTCCGACAACGATTACAGGACAAGGTTGCGTGCGCACATACGCGCTAACCGATCCGAAGGTACGCCTGATGATCTACTCGAGGTGCTGCGCCTGATGGTGGAGGGCAACAGCCTGTCTATTGAGGAGTACCCTACCGGTATCGTGATGCGCATTGCCGATACATTGTCCGAGGATCCGGATGCCATTGTGTCTGAGCTGGCACGGGCACGTCCCTCTGCTGTGCCTCTGCATCTGGAGTACACGCTCGCCGATGGTGTGGATACTTTCCGGTTTGCGTCTGGAGACACAGAAGAAGTAGACGAATCGGCGGGCTTCGGGGGCTATCGATGGATAGCGATAGGGGATGATGCCGGCACAGAGACCTATATCACCACATCCGATGGCGATCAGACTGCATGGACGCAACGTACTAACCCAGAGGATGAAGATCTCAACGGCATGGCATCGGACGGAAACGGTACAGTTATCGCTGTAGGTAATGACGACGGATCCGATCCGTATGCGATCCGATCGACGGATGATGGTGAGACATGGGCCGAGATCGATCTTCCAGATAGCGTCGTGGATCTCAACGCCGTATGCTATAGCCCCGAATTGGATCTTTGGGTAGCCGCAGGCGATGATGCCGGATCGCAATCCCTGGTTTTGACTTCCGATGATGGGGGTGAGTCCTGGATTACACGCACGATACCAGGGGATATCAACTTGTATTGCGTGTGCTGGTGCCCCTCCCTGGGTCTATTCTTGATCGGCGGAGATACTGTCGTAGGGACTGATTACTTGAGCAGTAGTCCCGACGGAGTAGCATGGACAACGCGTGCAAGACCTGGCGATGGTGTCATGCGTGGGATATGCTGGAGCGAAACTCTGGGATTGGCTGTGGCTGTAGGGTATAGCGACGGGGTAGATGGCTACATAGTTACAAGCCCGAATGGCATCAACTGGACAGAACGCGCCAATCCTGCAAACCTGGATCTGTATGGCGTGTGCTGGTGCGAGGGTCTGGGTTTGTTCGTGGCGGTGGGTGACTATGACGGAGGAGGTTGCTACATCGTGACCAGCCCGGACGGTATTACATGGACGCGCCGATCGTCGGGCGTAGGCGGGGGAGTTCTCCGGGCCGTGGCAACACGTGGCGAGGCTGAGCTGGTGGCTGTCGGTGATGCAGCAGGGGGCGACGCGATAATCTTAACCAGTCCGGACGGTATTACATGGACCGAACAAACAAACCCAGCCAACTATGCATTGTTTGCGGTTGCAGGTATACAACGATCCATTGGTGGCGCATGGGCGGCCGTAAAGGAGGCATGACAGATGGCAACAAAACCGACAGATCTCCCCCGATGGGCCACCGATGCGGGACGTACACTGGAACCGACGAGCGGAGAGAAAAACACCGGCTGGCAGGCCGGCTATATACCGCCTGCGCGCAAGATGAACTGGTTGCACAACACAGTCTACGAATATCTTCAATATCTGGATGCTATGGTTGTAGCCCTCTTGCTGCGGGATCAGGTCGACATATCTGCCGGGGCGGGAGGAGACTCTTTTTTCTGTATCGCATATGATGGATCAGGTACCTTGGTTGCAGCTGGAGCCAACGGGACCATATTTTATAGCACAGATCATGCTTTGACGTGGACAAATGCCGATAAAGGATCTGATGATTACAGGGGGTGTGTGTTTGCCGAGTCTCTTTTTGTGCTGTGTCACGACAATGAGGGAATAGAGACATCGCCAGACGGATCTGCATGGACTACGCGAACCACGCCTGTCGGTACATATGCGCTCGCGGATGTGGCCTACGGTGCAGGATCCTTTGTGGCTGTGGGGGGCGTGACGGCAGGCATCCTGTCGGAAATCATAGTGTCATCGGATGGCATTACATGGACCGAGGAATTGAGCGTCAGTGACGAGCTGCTTCTTGCGGTGGTCCATTGCACGGAGCTCTCTCTTTGGGTGGTCACAGGCGAAGGGGGCACGATCTACACAGCTAGTGATCCTACCGGAACATGGACGTCGCGCACGTCCGGTACGGCCGAGGATCTAAGTGGGGTAGCTTGGGATGGTGCAACGGTTGTTGCCGTGGGGGACAACGGGACAATCATCAAATCGACAGACGGTATATCCTGGAGTGCTGCGTCATCAATACCTGCCACCATTACAGGACAGCTCAGGCGTGTCCGGTGGATTCCTGAACTAAAAATCTTTGTAGCTGTAGGATCAAATGCCATAGTGTACAGCTATGATGGCGATGTGTGGCATGACGCTCAGCCGGGCCTTGCGAGATCGCAATATGACGTAACATATGCCGGGGGATCCGTGATTATATCGGGAACAAGCGAAGACGTACATAGATCACTGCACGTACCTGAGTAGGAGCACAGCATGAGAACTTTGATCCTTGGTCTTTGTCTTTTGATGCCGGCTCGGGCCCTTGCCCAGCAGGAGCTTTCGGCTGACTACCTCGACATGAACGGTGTCGCGCTTGCCGACACGCCGGAAACCGAGGCCATTCCGATGGCGGCGCACGGGCAAATGACCCAGCTCACTCTGCGGGCGACAGTCACATGGGGAACCACGACACAGGTGATTGTCAAGTGCAGGACATCGGCATCCGAGGACAGCGGTTATACATGGATCGATGCGTGCCATTGGGACGGATCCTACTATCAATGCAAGCCGATGGAGTGGCGTTGGAACAGCACAGACAGCGCCGACGGGCTACTCACGCTTGAGCTGCGGGCAAATGCGCGTTATGTCAAGTGCAGATGGGATGATCCGGATGACGGCACAGGAACCGCAACAGCGACCGGGACAAGGGGGCAGCCATGACAGCTACAGACAGGTTCGACTGGCAGTCCTTTCTTTGGTTTGTCATCTTTCACGTGGCTATCTTGGTGGCTGCTGTGCTGCTCAGCCTGCTTGTCCGCACATCCGAAGTCCACGCCGAAGGTTGGTTCAATCCTGGTGTTGATGGAGGGGGCGGCGGAATAGGTGAGCACGACTTGGATGGACGCCGCCTGTACGGCAACAAGGCCGATGATCCAAACACCTATTGCTGGCATGCGGCAGCGGACACGTGGCGCTGCGTAGCAGGCGGTACGGACGTAGTCGACATCACGTCCGCGGGTATCAAAGTACCTGACGATATCCCGTTGTGCCTGGGCGACGATGATGACTTTTGCATTGAGCACGATACAGACGGATCTCCGGATGGCCTGCGGCTCACTCAAAAAGACTGCGACGGATCTCCATGCGATCCGATGGAGTTCTACAAGTCAGGCGGAGCCAATGTGATTGCGATGCGTGCTTCGTCGGTGACAAACCCGGACGCCAAGATGACGTTTGGGCCACCCGCAGCATCTGGTTACTCTCTAGGTGCAAATGACTCGCATTTTACCGGTGACAAATTTGAGGTTGATGGTAATGCTAAATTTGATAATACTATTAACGTTAGTGGTTCAAATAGCATCTATATGGGACTGACAAGAATCTACTCTCTATCTGCGGGATATCTATCGTATGAGAATGGCGCTGCCCAGGCCAGCCCTGTTATATTTCAAACTGGAGCCACATCTGGCACCAGCCAGACCGCCTCATTTGAAATAAAAACCGGCGCGCAGACAAATGTTGGGGATTATGACTCAGGTGATAATAATAGGTATACTGGAGATACAACAACAGATGGCGATACAGGGGACTGCAATACATGGACAGGTGTGGCTGGTGCCGGCACAGCCGACGCAGGCGATATAAATATGTCGGTTAACGGTGCTCCTGGAGTAGGTACAGATGTGTTTCAGGCGCTAGGGGCTACAGGGGCTGTAGATCTCTTGAAAATCAAACAAGAGGACGCATCGGCTACGTGCACACTTGGACAATGGGTAATAGACACCGGTGGCGGAACAGTAGAGTTATGTTACTGTCAAGCTACCGATACATGGTATTGCACCCCGTTGACTGCAGGTCCAACGGATTAAAAGGAGGGATTACTATGTTGAGGTTTGTCTGTGGATGTATTGTAGGTGCCATTCTTGGGACGTGTGTTTACGCATTAGCCGTGAGTACATCGAAGGGGTACACGGTTTTCAAGAGCGTCCCAATAACCAATCCTGTTGCTGTCGACATATTCGCCAAGAGTGTCACCATGGCATGTAGCGATATTGATGCGAAGGCCGAAGCAACACCAGGGACATGCGCGGCGCACATGGTTACCCCTACAGGGGGATCATGCATCAGTGTGTGCGCGGTAGATAACGATGGCGATGGGGTGTCAGATGTGGCTCATGCAACGGTTACGCTCGTGATGCCGGGGGATTTCGAGGTGAGCTCGCCTTAGAGCGGGGGTAGTCATGACAACACGCAAAACCAAATGGTATGTGACTTCGATAGGTATAGGTGTGTCGCTTCTCGGAGGAGCGATCGCCGGTTTTACCCTTTGCGATCGGGTCAACGCCGCAGATCCGTGGTCGGCCCGAAAGGAGATCGACGAGCTCGATGCGCGGGTGACCGCCATCGAGAATAGCCAGGAGGACATCAAAGGCATGCTCCGTGCTGTGATCGAGGCGACAGGTGCTCACTACGATCCACCATCCAACAAAGAGTGACACAGACACTTGTCCTGTGATAGCATCGATCCATGATCAAGGTGTGGCATGATCCGGGACATGGCGGCAGCAACAAGGGGCTTGAGCACAAGGGCCTTGTGGAACGGCACTGGAACCTCGAGTTTGCGCAGCTTCTGACGGACGAGCTCGTCGGTGATTTCCCCGAGCAGCAGATCGCCAGGCATTCTGATGAACATGTCTATTACAGCAAGAGGGCACAAAAAGCCCAAACATGGGGCACCGACGTAGCGCTGCTGCACCATGTCAACGGCGCGTTCTGGCCGGCAGATGGCCCTCATAGAGGAGAGCCTCGCCTGCATATGCAAGGGACTATCTGTTTCACAATGCGATCCGATTCGGCCCGGTTGTGGAGCATGGCACGCGTGCTGCTCTACCACTTACCCAAGGATCTGAGGCGCACCCGAAACGATCTGATCATTGCCGAATCCGACAATTGGACACGGGATGCACATGGCCATTTGCGCCATTATGCCGGCCTGGGTATTCCGGCAATACTGATTGAATGGGGCTTTGCTACGAACCCGAATGATCGCGAAGCCCTGCAAGACACCCAAACAAGGCTGCAGATGGTTCGGGCTGTTGCCGCGGCCCTGCACCGCTTCGAGGAGGCATGACATGCAACCTTTGCCGCATGACGGCTGGAAAAGCCGAACCTACCTGACCACGCTCGGCCTGCTGCTCCTTGTGCTCCTGGTGGCCACTGTGTGTCTGTTCTGGCCTAGCGACGCGCCCAAGTGCACCTTTGTCGAATACACCGGCTTCGTCCAGGGCCCGGTGGTGTGGATTCTCGGGCTCGGCCTAGGCAAGGCCGGCTGGGACAAGCACGAGCAGCGCAAGGCTGGACAGTGATCAGGGCGCTCAAATGGATTGGCGGACTGCTCGGCCTCTTGCTCGGCGCCGCAGGCACAGTGCTCTGGCTGAGGCGCAGGCCTGCAGTGTCGGCGACAAGCGCAAAAAGAGCGGCCGAGGACGCCTCCAGGAAAGCCCGAAAGGCCCGGAGGGATGCGCAGAATCTAGCGAGCCTGAAGATGCGCCAGGATCGCATGAAGACACAGGAGAGAATCGATGCTGAACATCCTGATCTCGGTGATGTGTTTGATCGGCTCGACGGCAGAGATTGAGCCGCACGTCGAGACTGATATCTGGACAGCCCCACAATTCCCCGAATGGCCGTCTGGCCTTGGCGCCTGGTACGGCACTCCAGTCGACGCCAAATGCATGGCTCGGGATACGATGCAAATGCTCGGCGAGGGCAAGTGGCTACCCCAGGACAGGGCCGATGCCACAGCCCAGCTGATCGTCAATTGCATGGAGATGCCCGGCCTGATGCAAAGGCAGTTGGACAGGATTCGTCTCGAGCTTGTTCCGGATCTCATCAACGCGGCAGTTGATGAATCCTTGGCATGGGATAGAGCCCAAAGGACGGCCATACAGGAAGACGGTTGGTTTCTGTCAGGCCTTGCCCTGACAGTCGTGATCGTCGTAGGGGCAATCGGATTCGCCGGCGGACTCGCTATTGGTGTCGTTGCGGCGCATTGACTGCCGCCACTCAAGCCAGCTGCACAGCAGTCGCCATCTCCAGGCCAATCCGAGACCCAATACCGTGCCCATGACGGCGCCGAGCACGGTGCATGCGACACACAGCGGCAGCAGCTCAGCCATCGGACATGTCCTCCTTGACGGATCCAGGCTCGTATATCTCCCGCCATCGACCGGCATCCAACAGGTACCTGCGAACGGCCGCCGCCAGGCCCGACACGCATCCGTATTGGATGCCCTTGCGCCTCAGCCCGCGCCATATCCTAGAGGCCCTATCGGGATCCATTTGTATGCGGGCCCACTTGAGGGCCACGTCTTTTGACACGTCGGACAACTCCAAACACAACCACCACCGGCTTTGATCCTCATTGAAGATCATTAGCGCTGCACCATTGTATCATCCGGCCATATGGTCACGCCAGGGATCGGCATCGAAGTGCCGTACCTTTGGGCATGAGCACGTATCTTGACAGGATCGGGACTGCAGAATTCACGCGGCACCAGATCAGGTGAGTTGATCTGGAAAGCGTAGTGCTCGATCTGGTGCATCCCTTTCGGCAGGTGCGTCTCGACAGCGGATGCTACTTGCACCATAGCCTGCACCGTCCGCATATCCCCTGCTTGATGTGCCCCTTGGACGGATTGCAGCGCTGCCTGGCGCTCCTTCTCCAGCTTCTCGCGGCCATCTCTAATGCGCGCCTTGACAATGCGCTCGGCCTCGGCATAGAAGTCGATTGACGGATTGCACCAGCTGCTGACCTCGTTGAGCATGGCGTTAAAAGGCTTGCGGCATCTGGTCTTGGTAGCCTTCCACCAGCTATGCCTCGTTTTGATGTCCCGCAGGATACCGTCTGCCGAGTCGATATCTTTTTGATCGCGTATGGGGAGGGCCCGGAGCATGGCAAGGGTCTCCTCTTTCGTGTGCAGATCCTCCTCCGCCTTGTCGCGCACAGCCCTGTCGGCCAGCACGGCAAGCATGGCCCGTACACCTTCGTCTGCCTGTGCCTGTGCCTGCTCCTGCATAGATACGGTCACGACTTCGGCTTGTCCCAACGCTTCCGGAACGGCGGGCTGCTGTGCAGGCCCATGGCAGGCTGCCTGCACGGCATTGAGATGTGCGGCGCACAACGGGAGCATTGCCGCATCCTTTTGCCTGTCGGGATAGACCTGCCTTGCATCGATTGTCGCAGCGGCATCGGCCTTGCACCGCATGGCAGCACAAATGTTGTTGTTCTTGATTGTCTTCTTGAGGTTCGGCAGCTTCATTCGGAAATCCCCTTGATAAGCTTTGCGTTGGCAAGTATGAAGGTAGCTTGATCCAGTATGTCCTGCATGGGCCTGGACAGGCCAGTGTCGTCCAGGCCGTGCTGCATCAGAAATAGGGCAACATGCAAATGCGCCACCAGCGCAACCATCGCATCCATGTCGTCCATGTGCCAATACCATTCGCCGTCATCGGACATTTTAAAGATCATTGTGCACCTGTCAACATTCGCGATCCGGTGACGGTCTGTAGCTGTCGCAATGCCGCAGGCGCATTTCGTCATTAATCTCTTTGACCATGCCTCCGCTACCACATTCACCAAACATCCAAACGGGATGTGGATCTAGCCCTATGCTTGAACATTTCCTACCTAGCACGTAGCGATCATACCGGTGCATGAGCTCATGCACCAGGCTGGTGTCAAAGATGCACACTGTCCCCTCAGGGATGTACACACGCACATCCTCGTCCGTGTTGCACAAAGATGCCATGCCTCCGAGCTGTTCGCCATCGTCATTTTTCACTGGACTGTTTGTAAACCAAATCGCAAACGTGTGCATGTCACTACCACCCAGCACCTTAGTCACAGCATCACGTACGGAGGTCTCGTCCACAGGCTCGCCGAGTATTTGGACGCGTTTGGCCTGCTCTTTGGACCAGTCGGTCCAGCCACCGCAGCTGCACAGCAGTATTCCGGCAAAGACCAAAGCACAAGCGATATATACAACCGTCTTGATCTTTTCTGACAACACAAAAGTCTCCATCAAGTAGAAAGCAAAACACCCCACTATAAACCCTATAATCATCGACATGACTACCCCCAAGGTGTCCCGTCAGGATGGGTCATCGGAGCACCTGCGCCCGTTTTGACGCCCCTGTCCTCGCTGTTGCTCCATTGCTTTGTCATGTTGCCGAATGTGTCGACGACAAACGCCACGTTGTCGGCCGGCTTGCGTTGATCGCTCTTGCAATGGCTGCAGATCGTGCTCCGACCGAAATGCACCCAGCCGCACGCCTTGCACACCCATCGTTTACCGAACCGCTGGTTGGCCTCGAGCCCGCGTGTCTTCCTGGCATTCATGCACCCTATGCATTCATGGTGGTAACCATCCTTGTTTCGAGGCTGCTTGTAGAAATGATTGGTGTTCAATGGAAAAGCCTCGCCACAACTGTTACACATGCGAATGCCTTTTTGGCACAAAATGCATTCGCTGCTGTAGCGGCCGTCTATGCGATCAAAATGGTCCGTGTTTAGGGGTTTTCTTTTCCCGCACCTGCCGCACAGGCGCCTGCCATCCCATGCCGGCATCACAATGCTCCGCAAAACGACAGCGACAGAACCAAGCCTGCCAGCAGTAGTCCCAGCAGCGTCTTGTACAGGTGCCGTTCGGCCCACGCCGAATGCACAAATATTTCGATTCGTCTCCCGGTTCGTCCAAGCAGTCTCATTGCGATGCTCCTTTCTTTCGGTTTCTTTTCAGGCGCTCGAGCAGCATGGCGCCGCGAGCGGCCGATCTAAGCGTGCTGCGGTATGCTTCCTCGGCATCGGACGTGTCGCCGGCGCCGAGCTCCGTGCGCATGATCTCGACCTGCTCGCGCATGCGTCGCAGGCCGAGCACATCATCCCTTTGGCCTTCGCCTGGGGGCCTGCCCACGTACCTCATGACAGCTCGGGCTCCATGACGATGGCACCATCGTCCATGATGCCGACCGACAGGGTGGTGCCGCATGAGCAATTGCGCAGCTCGAGCTCGGCCGGCTCACCGGGCTCTCGCATCTCCACCGGCATGCGGCCGATCAGTGGCAGCTCATGCCACTCTTGCAAACTGTAGCTAGTGCCGCAGCATGTGCATCGCTTGGTCTGTGTCACCGTCGTCTCCTGCGATAGCGCTGCCATACCCTCCGGCCCGGCGGCGGGAGGGCGTGGCAGACGGGCTACTGCTGCTATGAATTGTTAAGCTCGGATACCTTCTTATCGATTTCTTTGCGGCTAATAGGCAAGCACGACATCAATCGATGGTGACTAGGCACAAATTGCCAACCAGACCGCTTTTTCTCAATTCGACCTAGCGGTTGGTAGGTGCGGTCCACCACGCATAACACCCACATATCCTGAGTCTTTAGAAATCTGACTGGTGACATCGTCATCTCCTCTGTAGCGATAGCGCTGCCATACCCTCCGGCCCGGCGGCGGGAGGGCGTGGCAGACGGGCTATTGCCCAGTGTACTGGCGGAGTAGCTTGGTGTACTCGAGGATGGCTTTGTCACGGTTGTGCGTCGGACCGGAGAGACGCTCTCCGTTGACGTAGACAGACAGCCCGCTAAGGGCCTCTATCAGCTCAACTGTAAAACCTTTCCCGTGTCCGGCTGCGATCGTTTCGTAACTTGCTTTTGCCATCGTCGTCTCCTGTGTCTGCGGTAATACTGCCAAGCCCCTCGGTATCCCGAGGAGCCGGGGCAGGACTACTGCTCGGTCCACTCACCGATCACGAGGGAGCCGGTCGAGAGATCCAACCCGACCTCACCAGCATTGCGTAGAGCAATCTTGAGCAGCTCGTCGTCCGTCATGTGTGACTGATCCTCGCAGGTGAGTAACACGTCGGCTTGGCAGTTACTTGATATCCAGTAGCATGCTCTGTAGGTCTTCATCATCGTCTTCTGCTCGTCGTCATCGTCGTCGCCGCAATCGCGCTCTGGCCCGACATCCGACTCACCTCGCACCCATGCGGCGCAGACGGCCTCAGCCTCTTGTACCGTCTCGTAATCCCACCTGCTGTAGTCCGCATCGTGCCAGGCCCACCACTGCTCCTCGAGAGTCGCCGTCTCCTGCGCTTGCCCGTCGTCGGTGTAGTCCGCGGGATCTTCGCTCTCGAGAATCTCCGACCACTCGGGATCGTGCTCGACGAGCTCCTCAGCATCGGCTCTGTCCATCACGACGCGCTCGGCTCCGTTGTGCGGCCAGACACCGCTGTTGCCCGCGGCCGTGTGGTTGGCGCGGAGGTACTCGGGGATCGTCTCGACTACTACTAGATTGCTGTCTTTCATCGTCTTCTCCTTGTTGGTCGTTGTTACTGTCTCCATGTCTCCACACTGACGACGCAGGCCGACTCGATGATGATTTCGCCATCCAGCTCACCGTACCTGTAATCCTCGCCCGTCAGCTCGACTATCCATCCGCGCGAATATTTGGCATACTGCTCGCATGCCGCACGAGTATCGAATGCGCATGTACCAGATAGCATTTCGTCCGTCGGCTCGTCACCTATCCACACGTAACTCGGGGCTAGGTCGTCACCGACTTGCGGCTCTCCATACTCCACCGTGATTAGCCGCCAACCTCTAATGTCTTGTGTCGTCGTCATGATCCTAGTATCGGCGATTTTGTCGCAGATATCAAGAGGTATCGATACGAAAAGATCAACTTTTTTCATCAACGGAATCAAGCACCTCGGTCAGCACCAGCTGGTACTGCAGGCTGCCGGGCCCGTGTCGGCTCCCGCGGACCACGAGCTCCTGACCTGCCTGTCTACCGGCGGTATCCACCCGGCCCAACCACCTGTACATCGTGGCCCTGTCCACGCCGAGCCGGCCCTGCAATGCCGCAAATGTGCGCGGGCGCTGCAACAGCGCGACCAGCCGAGCGAGCGTGTCGAGATCAAATGAGCGCGGCATGCACACCTCCAAAGCGCATTGTACGGCAATTTTTGTCGAATGCCAAGATTTTGTTAAACCGACGGCGGATCCGCAGGCACGTCCAGGATCTCTACGGTGACCCCGTCTGGCCCGGGCCGGGCCACCACATCGTAGCCGTGCCGGCGCAGCATGTCCAGGCGCCGATAGGCCGTGCGCTGGCTAATACCACAGCTGGACATGATGCCCTCGATGGTCCGCGGCCCATCGGCCAGCAACTCGGCCACCTCGAGCATGCCTGGAATATTGGGAGGAGGCATCGGCAGATCCTACCCTACGGTCGCGTGTCCGTCAACAATTGCCGCACACGCCACAGGCCCAGACCGACCGCGTCCGCCACGTTGTGCGCCTTCCCGGGGGGCACGGCCCTTGGCAAATAGCCCTTACCGAGGGTCCTCGCGTTGCGCCGGTGCACGATGTAGCTTTCGATATCAGACGCCTTGTCCGGCTTCGGGGTGCCGCCTTTCCAATCGTGCGGCAACACGAGCTCGCCATATCCGCGCACGCCGCACAGCACGCCGCACAGCACGAGCAGGCGAGCAATGTCGGACTGCCTGCCCTTCTGCCGGCCGGCTCGGTAGATCTGCGGCGCCTCTATCACGAATCGCTCGCAATCGATCCGTCTGAGTAATACACCCATACTGACAAAGCGATCCATTTCCTCGGTATGCAACCTACTATCCTGCACGAGGCCGCATCCGGCAAGCTTGGCAAAACGAACTCTGTCTTTCGAGCCATACTCGAATTGAGCCCACCCGCATGCGCGCACCCCGGGATCCACAGCCAGCAATTTCATTGCGACAGCTCCCCTGTCAATCTGATGCCGCGCTTCGTGGCCAGCTCGATGAAGGTCGATCTAAACTCGAACTCGGCTTGTTCCGGCGACCAACCTTCGATTGCCAGATCGTAGGGAGGGACGCCGTCAGACAGGGACCACGGCGGCGGAGGCGGCCCCAGAATCTGTAGGCGCTCGGTCTGCAGCATGCGGGCATCCGCCTCGTTGATGGCGCTATCCACCCATCCGCCGCCCTTGAGGGACCATTTTCTTTCTATGGCCCTCTGCACACGGTTTTTAATAATCGCTATCGGATCGGCGTGCATACCATGTTCCAGGCAGATACACTGCACGGCCACAATAACAGGTCGTGTGATGTCCCCTATTATGTACTCGTGGGCATCATGCATCAAAAACTCAAGCGCAATGGCATCGGTAACCATCCTGGATCCGAGTACGCAATGCTCCGCCACAGTAATGGCTGGATCGCCTCCGCCTGTATAACGCACGATCCTGGACAGGTGCCTGCTGATGTCCAGAAACCCTATTGTCCTGGGATCAGGATCCAACAGGTTAACCGCTGCCCCGTGATGGGTCTGTGACCAAGCCGATCTTCTCTTTTCCTCAAGCTGTCTTCTCATTCTTGGGCCTCCATGGGACGAGCATGCTGTCCCTATATACAGGTTTCGCCTTCTTATACCATCGCCACATCAGACACGGTTCGGCCTGCGTTGGGCAATGGATAATCCACCTATTGGCAGTGGTCTCCATTATATTCTGTATTTCCATAGCGCACACATGCGCCGCCTGCGGCTCGGCAGGCACCTCGACAATTCCTTCATCATGCGGAAAGTTGACCACCCTGCACTGGTGTCTGTAGAGAACCGATTCGCAATCAGCGTAACATGCACGAATCAGTGCGTACAGAGCTGCCAGCGCCGCATCCGATGCCAGGCCTTGAAAGAACGTGTTAGATCTTACCGTATAGGATATGCCGGCGCGCATCCTGCCGCTGTAGATATGCGTCACCGTGGCCAATTGCCCACCACCGGCCATGGCACGGATCCAATCGAAGTACCCCTGCATGTCCGGCCATGTCCTATGGTAAATCTTGATCAGCCACTCGGCTTTTGCCAGATCAAACTCCACCTTGTAGTTGGCCTTGGCGTAGCGCATCAGACCCTGGGCCCCCATGCCTCCAGCCAAACCGAAATTGACCGGTTTGCTCACCTGTCTGGCATCATCGACATCCGGATCGTCCTTGCGTTGTTTCGCCTCCTCATAAGAGATCCCCAGCACGTTGGCTGCCATCATCAGGTGCGCATCCTGGCCGCGGTTCAGCGCATCCCCCAATGTGCTGCGGCCAAAGACATGGTACTGCACCTCGGCAAGCGTGTGCAGCTCGAGCTGCGAAAAGTCGCATGCGCAATACAATCTGCCTTCCCTGGGCGCGTGGCATTCACGTGCGCCGCCTTTGCGTCCCCAATTTTGCGCATTGTGCCCTATGCCGGAATCCTTGTCCTTTTTGGAGCTCGTCCTGCCTGTCGTCTTGAGAGAATCGAAATAGGGATGCATAGGCATGGCAATTCCTTTTTCCAGCGCCCTGCAGTCTTTCGACAGCGTGCTTTGCAGCCTTTGGTAATCGGACACCAGGCTCAGCAGGATATCTCCGCTGTCATTACACGTGTCCTCATTGATCTGCGGATACCTGCCGCTTTCCGTCTTTGGACAACCCGGCCATACAGCGAACATCCTGTCACGTATCGCTTTGACATTGCGGCTCCCATCCGCCCTAACTAGACCCTCATGTTCCAGCACGATGTGCACGAGTTCCAGCTCCTGCTCGGTCCTTTCGCGCAGCAGCCGCACGGCCTCGCCGTCCGTGCGCATACCCCACACAGACACCAGTTTTAGCGCAATGTCATGACTGGCCTGCCGGTGCCTGTCCACGAGCAGCCTGCCGCCATGCCGCCTGTCAATATCTTCATGCAGATCGTGGATAGGCCTGAGGATGGCCGAGTCTTTGAGCGCATATCCCTTGGATCTGTCGGGCCATTGATTCAATGGCACCCGCCAAAACTCCCCAAACCCTTCGCGCACCTCCTTGTCTTTGTCAAGCTCCTCGCCGAGCAGGCGCTTTGCCAGTATGCCAAGCTTGTACTCGCGCAGCACAAGCTTTCCATTGCGATTCGGGATCTTAATATCACCAGTCCCTATGTCTATCAGCTTCTGATCTAATGCCGTATCGATGATTCCATTGGCATCATAGGCGTCAAACACCAACGGTATCAAATCAGGATTATCCGCCATGACACAGCACATGTCATAGGCCACGACATGCCCGAGAATCAGCAACCCACCGGCAACAGCCTGCTCCAAATAAGACACAAGGTGCGCCTTGTGCATGGATCCCCATGCAGGCTCCAGCCAGTTGCCGTTGCCGTCGGCAAATGACGACACGACAACCGGTGGAGCCATGCGGCCCGGACGAAAAAGAAATGTCTCCGTGTCCCAGGCAATATAGGGCCGGTTGGTCATTGCCCGCCGGAAAACTCCTCGGACCTGTAGGGCCGCCACTTGTGCGCCGTGACCTGTCCTCCCTTCTTGGTGCCGGCAGGCGCAGTGTCCAGGCGCACTAACTTGCCCATCAGCGGATTGGCCTGGCTGATCGCCATCTCTGCCGCGGCAACTGCTCTCTGCTCATTCGGGAAGGCTTGTCTGAGCGCATCCTTGTCATAGGGATCTATACCGTTGCATGCACCAATGAATCCCTTGAGGCGTCCCTTCCAACCTTCCCATGAGCAGCTTTGGTACCAGTTCCAGGACGTACCGGCTTGCACGGCGGGATTGCCGGACCAAACGATTTTGAAGTCCACGATCACGGAGTTGCTTTGCCTTCCCTGATTGAAGAAGACACGCTCTATCTCCGCCACGTATGTCGCCACGGTCAATGGCAGGTAATTGCCTGTCTGCGATGGATCCTCATTGCCCATGCCGTCGAATATGCTCCCGCCGCCACCGGCAAAGGGTTGGCCGTATTGCTGCGGCGGAAAACCGGACTGCGCCGGCGGCTGCGTCGGGTAGCCGGACTGCGCCGGCGGCTGCGTCGGGTAGCCGGACTGCGCCGGCGGCTGCGTCGGGTAGCCGGACTGCGCCGGCGGCTGCGTCGGGTAGCCGGACTGCGCCGGCGGCTGTGGCGGATAGCCGGGCTGCGCCGGCGGTTGCGACGGGTAGCCGGGCTGCGCCGGCGGCTGTGGTGGATAACCGGGCTGCGCCGGCGGCTGTGGTGGATAGCCGGGCTGCGCCGGCGGCTGCGTCGGGAAACCGGGCTGCGCCGGCGGCTGCGTCGGGAAACCGGGCTGCGCCGGCGGCTGCGTCGGGTAGCCTAATTGATTGGGATACATGGGATTGTTCATAGTCTGTCCTTTACCTTGTCCGCGTTGCGGATCATTTTTTCCACATGGGATCGCCGCTGATCTGCAGCGCCCTCACTTCCGTATCGGTGGGCATGCCGATCCAATCGGCAAGCAGCAATTTGCTGTCGTCTACTGTAGTGTCCTTGGCAAACGTCTCATCCTTTCGCGCTTGCCTCCATCCCTCCCACTGCTCCAGGCAAGCCACAACAGCGTGGACTCCCACTTCATCTGCCTCTTGTCCCTCTCTGTGCGTCCTACCTATCAGCTGATGGCAGGTGCTGCCTTTGGGTTCGACGCTGATTACAAGGTTGTTGTGCCACATGTGCTGCAGGTTGCGGCCCTCGCAGTTGCTCTGGACACTGGCTATGACATGCTCAGGCCTATCCAGCCGTTCAATGTGCCGGCCACCGCTGTCCTTGCCCTCCCGTTGAAAATAAGGCAAACCGAGATCTGTGGACAAACGCTGTCCAAAAGGTACATCATCTGTCCACACGATTGTCGGATCTCTGCCTTCCAACCATTCCCCGCACCATTTGATCAGCGTATCGTCTATCCACACTGGCACGCTATTCGGCTTGAATGTATCGCGCACCTTGATCCATTCATTGTATTCTTTCGACTGCAATCGGCCTTTCCTTATGGCGAGCACTACCTGGAAAGGTGTGTCGATGTCCTTATATCTGCGGCTGCGAATATCGCGCACGAATCGATGCCACTCCCTTCTGGCGTGGAGCCAGTCCTCCGGAGGCCGTGGATCCCAGACATTGTAGAAGCCGCACACCAAATCCCGTGCATGCCTCCAAAGATCCATAGACTCGGAGAACGGGTGTCCATCTGGCGTCTCCCATTCCGTACGGAGCTTTTCAAAAGCCGGCCACGTTGCAGGACCGGGAATTGGCCTTTCGATCTCCAATACAATGGGTATCTCCAAGCCCTTGGGTTCCACTGCCACGACCCCGGGAGTGGACACAAGTCTTCTCCGGTAAGCCTTGCGCACCACAGACAACGCATTGGAAGGGGATTGATCCTGGGCCAACGAATCCAGCTCCTCGCCATTACACAACGCAAGCAAAGCACCGGGTGCCATGCGTGCACCCTCCGGCACCTTCTCGTCGATAGCCATCATCCATTCTTGTAATGGACCATGGCGCAAAGGCATGGGGCATCTCTGGCCCAATGACCATTTCGCAAGATGCGCATACTCCTTGAGTGATCTGGATGATATTCTACCCGACATGAAGCACGCACGCGTCTCGGAATTCTCCCTGCGCCAGCGCATCAGTTTTCGTGTCACACCCGCATCAGTGTTTTTCAACCAATGACATTCGTCTGCTATTATCAACTTAGGATTGATCTCCTTCAGCCTTTCCCAACCGCCACTTACGCTTATTTTTTGATAGGACAGGATTTGCGGCTCCACTGCATTCCAATGCAGCCTAAGGTCCTCGAAATCCATGTGCGTTTTGCCTACAAGCTTTGCCGGCACCAACAATAAGGCTGGCAACAGTCCGGTAACAATAGGCAATAGCAGACTTATGAGGGTTTTCCCTTTGCCTACCGGTATTGGCAAGAGTGCACCACCGAAGTCGTGCATATCGGCAAGAGCTTGAGCTTGATGCGCCCACAGCTCCATGGCGCCGCCGGGTGTCCGCAGCATCACAGTCAAACCAAAGCGCAGGCCTTCCAGCTCTGAATTGTCCTGCCATGTGCGAGCGGGCAGCCACAGGATACGCTCCAGCTCGGCGTCCCTCTGCACGCCTTGCCGGCGAAATGTCCTTGCCAGGCGGCCCGGGCCACGCACAAGATCTTCCCTGCGCAGGCCCGAGTCGGCCAGCATCTTCGACAACGCGTCCTGCATCTGTTGGGGCATGCTTAAAACGGGACGTCGTCGTCCATCCTACCGCGTAGGTACTGTGCAGCTGCCTGGTACCCCTGCGAAACGAGCTCCAGGATCTTGACTGCATCCGGAATCGACAGCGGCAACGCAGGCGCATTGGCCGGAGGCGGCCCAGGAGGCTGCGGAGGCTGCACGGTCGGCTGCTGCGGAGGCAGAGGCGCCTGCGGCAGCTGCATGGGCATCTGCGTTGGAGGCTGCTGGGGAAACCCCTGCGTGATCGGCACCTGATGATAGACAGGTTGTGCTGCCTGAGGACCGCCGTATTGGCCCTGTGCCGACATCGCTGCCTGCGTCGGCTGCTGCACTGGAGGCGGCTGCTGCACTGGAGGCGGCTGCTGCACTGGAGGCGGCTGCTGCACTGGAGGCGGCTGCTGCACTGGAGGCGGCTGCTGCACTGGAGGCGGCTGCTGCACTGGAGGC